TGACAACGACTCTCCCGGCCCTCCTATCTTGGTCATCTCTGAGGACTGGGTTATGGCAGACCTGAAGAAGCAACTGGATTGTTGGCTCACATGGTCATACGTAGCCAAGAATGTCGTTGATCCAAAAGAGGATCAGATGCCTGAGTCATACGGAGGTAGCAAGTAATGCCTGATCCTCTCTCACCTGTCAGTTGGGACATTGAAGGACATGGCACTGTCTATGTAGATGACATGTTCTTTGATGATTCCTATATGATTTACCTTGCTCTTGATTCAATTACATTGGAACCTATATCTCCTGATGATATGGAGACTGAGTTAGAACCTGTGTTCTGGTTGTCTAGCAAGGACTCGGATGTAACAATGGAGTTAACTGAGAGTGAGTTAATACCCTACTTAAAGTAACGGAGGTTACTATGTCATATGTACATATGAACGAAGAAAAGCAGTACTTGCTCATGCAAAAGATCGTAGACTACATCGCTATCCATGCCTATGATATCAACCCAGAGGTGGGCGATGAAGGGTACGACAAACTCTATGATGATTTGTCAGGGCCTATACGCTCTGCTCTTGAGCATGAGTTTGGTAGCAAACAATTCAACGGTTAGTTTCTATAGCCTGAGTATGCTTCTGAACTGCTCAACTTTAAACGGAGAAAGAAATGGATAACAATATCCTTAGTGTTTTAATTGCTGTGTTCAAGTTCATCGAAGCCAACGAGATCAAGACTGTTGCTGACCTTGAAGGTAAGATGTTGTCATCAGGTACTACTGATGATGAGTCAGTTCTTAAGTGGAACTACTGCATCAGTGCTGAATCTCTTAGTCGTTACCTCAAGGATAACGAGATTGAGACTCAAGATGATTGGGATGAACACACTGATGAGGTCAGCAAGACTCTGATGTGCGATGACATTGATGACTTTGCAGATGTTCGCAGTAAGTTGGATCAGAGACAGGAGTACAAAGAACTCCTCGACTCTATCTATCACAGTGCCGATGAACTGATGTCAACTGCTGAAGGAATCAGAAGCGAGGCAGACATCTAACATGTTAATTAATAACAACGGAGATTCATATGCAAACAAAACAACAGGTAGTTAATGCACTCAATGAGATCACAGGTGGTCTATCACAGACTACCAAGATGCCTGAGAGTTCCTTCTCTATACCTGCCAAGCATTGCAAGGTAGGTAGCAAACTGAGGGAAGTCGAAGGCTCTGTGTGTAACAAGTGCTATGCCATGAAAGGCAACTACAATTATCCCAATGTCAAGAACTCCCAACAGAAACGATACGACAAACTGTATCATCCTCTGTGGGTTACGGCCATGACCATGCTTATCTATATCAAGGTCAAGCACAGGTTCAGGTGGTTCGACAGCGGTGACCTTGACAGTGTGCAACATCTGCGGAATATCATTGAAGTATGTAATGATACTCCGCACATACAGCACTGGCTCGTTACCAAGGAGAAGCGCACGGTGCGTAAGTTCCTTGACGAGGGTGGTATAGTTCCAGATAACCTAGTAATCCAGATGTCTGGTTACATGGTTGATGGAGACATAGTGAAGGGGTTCGATGACTGTAAGCAGATCACCCATCACTTAGTTCATTCCGACAGAGACAAGGCGCTTGGTTATATATGCCCTGTTGAAGACGGTAAGGGGTCCTCATCATGCGAGGAGTCAAACTGTTTCGCATGTTGGGATCGTGATGTTAACGTTGTAACAAGTGGGCTACACTAGGAGTAACCAATGAATGAACCATAAGAGAATAAGACCGCGTGTTAACTACCCGATTATGCGTAAGGGTGGTAAGCACATAGTCTCACGCAAATCCATCCGCAAGGATGGGAAGAACGAAACTGAAACAGAAAAACAGGAGTATCTAATTGAAAGGAAAGAAGATAAGTCTCAAATGCAACCGAACCGGAAAGGTTATGTCTGGCAAGGTGATTGCATACAGAAAGATGAACCTTCCCAAAGAATCTCAGGGACTATACCTAGAGTTAGCCCAAGATAAATGGCGATGGTTCAACCTTACTGAATGGAGTCAGTTATGAAAGACTCGCAACGTTCCCGCGTGTACGCTTGGGAAAGGAAGTTCTATTCGATGAAGCGAAACAAAGACTTCACTACATTGACTAGCATACAACATTTCCTAGACGATGTGATGGACGACATAGGCCTTGATGCAAAGATCAATGTCGTTTCAAGCCGCAAGTTAAATAGTAACTGGGCTTGGGCACATACTGACAAAGGCAAGATCGTTCTCCCCGGTGGTTGGGCGAGGACAATGGGGCCTGCGTTACATGAGTTATCACATCATGTCGTTCATCTAAACATGGAGAAGCCAAACAAGATTGATCTTGCATGGCATGGCCCAGAGTTTGTGTCAGTGTTTACTGCACTGATGCATACTTACATGGGCAACTCACTCGATGTGATGATAAAGCACATGCACAAGCACAAGGTTAAGCACGATGCAGATATCTTGGAGGACTACCTATGATTGATGCCTACCAAGCCATGTCTGACGTAGATAAGTTAGACTACGTTGCTGACCTTGAGTACATCGTAGCAGAGAAACTCGGCGTTGATGTCGAGGACTTAGAGAGATGTCCTAAGTCTGTATACGATGCGCTACTTAGATACTTCGATTCACAGATGTAACATTGAGGGGGGCTTCGGCCCCCCTTTTTTTGTCTATATACTTTCTTCCACCCATATTATACCACACGTGTCAACCCCCCCCTCTCAGGGTAAGGCCGGTGACGGTCAACATTCCCTACCCAGTACCACCCTACCAGTCCACCAGAGATCGTTCAATACAGGCCATTACAGGGCCTCTCACAGCCTATTCCTGAAGGCATTGTGCAGTTCCCCCTCATATGAGGAAAGTATCCCTAACATATTTCTTTCCACAATATATTTGCAGTACCTGTTGTAGAACTTTATCGACACCTCCAAATCCTCCGCTATGTCCTTGCTCTTCTTGCTCCTCTTCCCTGTTCCCTTGCATGTGAAGCACACGATCTGCTTCATACCTGTACTCACCCACGATTTCCCATTGCATGTACCACACATGTGGTCTGATATGGCCTCACGTATAGCAATCAGTGCCAACTTCCACAACGCATCATCACTTAGAACCTTGGGCGCTCTCTTCCTCACACGCCTAGCCAATTCATGGGCCACTATCCTCATGTTGCTCTCGTCATTGGCGTACTTAAGCCTGACAAAGTTAGATGCTTCCTTCGATATCCCTGCCAACACATAGCATATAACCTCAGACCTTACCCTTGGTCTTTGGTTTAGTTCTGTTGTTGGAGTCAGGGAGCATAAGTCCTCCGCTGATATCCTTGTACCCATCAATCAATCCCCCTTTATTTATTATTATTGTTATAAACCCGACAGCCACACCGCTCTTCACATCCTGCGTGGTGAATCTATACACAGTCCACCCATGCATAGCCGCCAAGTTGTACTTCTCTAGGTCACGACTGTACCCCACACCTCTGGTATGCCTACCTCCAGAGTACACCCCTCCCTCAATCTCAACCCCTAACATCAGGTTGATCCAAGCAAAGTCAAACCTGAACCTCCTCCGCTCCAGAAATTTATGCTCTCTCTCTGGAACAGGGAGGCTACAGGCCACACACTGATTAAGAAATACCTCCTCTCCCTCGCTCAAATTTATCTAGCCTCGTAGTAGTCCCCGACGATGGGGTTGTATCTAAGCGATGCCATTCCCATAGCACCGTCCTGTCTGAATCTCTGCTTCTGAATGTGTATGTCTACCAACTTGGAGTCAGGGTCTGACAGGTCACGGTATATCACAACCCCTGAGTCTGACTTGTTCCTCCAGTGTGCGGAGCCTGAGATATCCCACAGGCTAGGCACTGGGTAGCCTCCATCCTTGTCACGGTACATCTTGGCAGGGTGGGCTACGATCCACAGGTGTATGCCGTACCTTCTGGCGAACTGTCTCGCCCTCTTCAAGCACATGCCTATGTATTCTGTCTCAGAAAATCCACCTCTCCCACTCTCCAACTCATTCCAAGGGTCAATCACCAAGCCCCTAATACCATGCCTCCTGACCAATCCCCTCGCTGTCTCCAGTATCTTCTCAAGTGTCCACTCTGAGTCATCCTCTGGAAGTATCCAGTGGAAGTGTTCCTTCACCCAATCCTTGGCGTAGTTCAGTTCCTCCTTGGACATTCGCCTGTTGAATCCCTGCCTGAACGGAGCGCCTACGTACTTCTCCATGATGCGGGACATGTGATCCTCCAATGGCTGATTCTCCGGTGAGAAGATAGCGAACCTCCATCCATCCTTCTTGGCTATGTTCACCATCATCGAGTCAATCCAGTTGGACTTGCCACTACATGGTATGCCTGTCACAACAGAGAAACATCCCGGCCTCACTAGGTAGTGCTTGTCCAGACACGGCCAACCTGTAGAGATTCCCTTCTCAAGTCCGTTGTCATACAACTCACCCAACTTATCAGACAGGTCACTGGCTGTGAACGTACCCGCTATGGGGTATGGCTCCGCATGTTCAATGCACTCAGCCAACACCTTCTTGCCATGCTTTACCAGTACATCGTTAGCATCCTTGCAATCTTCAGGCCATGTCACCCTACTGCACACCTCTTTGCCAAGCCTACGTGCCAGTTCCTCTTGTAATCTCTGGCCGGGGGCATCGTTGTCCACCGCTATGATGTACGTCCTGCCCTTCTCCACTCCGTTGATGCGTGGTTCGTTGAGGAACTCAAACTTAGATGAGTAGTTCTTTGACTCAACGGATGGCGCACCATCAGGTACGCTGACACACTGCTTTATCCCTGCCTCATACAGAGATAGTTTATCCATCTCTCCCTCGACAAAGATAACAACACCATCCTCATCTGAGATATCGTCAAGCCCATACAGTATGCGCTCTGCATTTACCTCGGACCTAAACTCCTTGGAGCCTGACCTATACTTAACGTTAACCAGATCACCGTTACGGTAGTAGGGAAACGTGAGGGCCATCTTCTCTTCCTCAGACTGAGGCATGTACACCTTCTTCATTCCGATACCACAGTCGATGGCTGTCTCCTCCGATATACCTCTCAGGCCCAACCAATCCAATGTGGCCTCTGGCAGGTCGCTCTTGGGTATAGGCTCTGGCTTCCTGAACTCAGGCTTACGCCAGTGCAATCCAAGGCTGTCATCAGTACCCGACAACAGGCTACCACTCCAACCACAGTGATGGCACAACCAAATCTTCTCGTCTGTGTTGACAGATAAACACTTGGCTTTCTTCTTGCGTCTGTCCTTACTGCACTTGGGGCAGGTTGTCGCAACCTGTGTACCAGAGCCAGTAAAACTGATACCAAAATCTGAGTAATCTTTCATGCTTGGAATCCTTTTCTTTTTGGCTTGTTGTTTCTAAGCACACCGTATATGTATTGCTTTGGATCGGCAGGCCTCTTGAGCAGTACAATACCTATTGCCTTTGCTACCTCTTGTTCCCCATTGTTCTTTATTAATTGGCCCAATACCCCTCTGGACTTAGGCCCTGCCAACTGCTCCCAGACATCCCAGATATTGGTGCTTGCATTATGTATAGATTCTATTACAGATTCCGTGTCATCTGACTTGACAGGGGGTGTCATCTCATTTGACACGGTATGTATTCTATACATGTTACTTGTCTGTCCCTTCTCCCCCTTCCTGTGTTCAAAAGATATGTGTCCTTTCTCACGTAACCTGTTGATAATTAAGTTAACATTCTGCCTTGACATACCCGCTCTATTAGCAAGGTATTTTTGAGAGGGCCAACATTCACCTGTCTCATCATTAGCATTGTCTGATAGAAGGATCAATATCATTTTCTCAGACGTTGTAAGGTCAAGGTCTAGCGCCTTAAGTATTCTTCTTAGGCTCATAATTTATCCTAAAAAATTAAACGAACTGGTGACTATAACAAATTAACATGTTACAATCAACAGATGAAAAGTAGAAAGTACATGCAATGGGTGGCTGAACACCCATGTATTCATTGCGGCACTCACCCTGTACAGGTTCACCATCTTAGAAGCCAAGCACTAGGCGCAGGGATGGGTAGAAAAGTACCAGATTATTTTACAATACCAGTATGTCAGCCGTGTCATTCGGACTGCCATTCTATGGAGCATGACAAGGAGACACAGTATAGATGGACATTACAGATGATAGGGAGAGCGATGGAGAGTGGCATACTAAAGATGTCCTAGTTGCCATAGAGATTGAGCATGATGGCGAACCGGATGATGAGATTATGAGAGCCATAATTTCCCAAGAGTTGGATCACAACATATACGTCAACAACAACGTTACATACAGAGTTCAAGTAAAGAACATAACCTTCATGGATAAACTAAATTGATAGAAGACAGAGCGGTGGAGACACTAGAAAGAATCGACAAGGTTTTTGAGGATGACATATATCCCAAGTTGCTTTTCGTACACACAGACATGGGGCCTTACAAAGAAATGTTAAGGGGCCTATTCATAGAGGGTGCAACTGTAGGAATGAAAGAACTATTCAAGGAGGTAAACCATGAAGAGGTACGTGATACGATCACAAGACATTAGGGACAGATGCACCAGAGCAATACAGGACATAGACCTAGACGGAAAGAACCAAGAAGTCTTAATCAGGGAGCATAAGAATAGTCGTAGCGTGGAGCAGAACAATCTATTCCATGCTATACTCAGGACCTTGGCAGAAAGCACAGGACACAGCGTAGAAGAGATCAAGGAGTACGTCAGTCAGGAGTATCTTGGTAGTGTAGAATACACAGGACTCGACGGCACACCTAGAACTAGAGTACGCAGTACTTCTGAACTTGATGTCGAGGAGATGTCTGGCTTGATCGAAAGGATCAAGCAACTAGCAAACCAACTCGATGTACGAATGGAGCATATTGAATATGGATGACATGACTGAAGAAGAAATTCAGGAGATGGAAGGTCAAGAGGAGTACGAGCAGACCGTAGCCCAATGGCAACAGTGGGAGGAAGAACATGGCAGTAACTAAGAGAGACTTTCTTAATGACCTAGTTAAAGAGAATGATCTAGTAGTTAAGGAAGATATCTTTACTCTTGAGAGGGGAGGTAAGAAGATACCCATCATCACAAGGACAGGTATCGAGAAGATACAGTACTCCAACGATATCAAGGTATCGTTTGAACTGATGAGCGTACCTCCTCAAAAAGATTTTGCAGTTGTGAAAGCAGTTGCAACTAAGGGTGACACAACCATTGAAACCTTTGCCTCTGCTTTATTTGGCAAGGGAAGAGAGGGTAATGTCACAACGTTGTATGTTGTAGAGATGGCAGAGAAGAGGGCGTTGTCACGTGCTGTACTCAAAATCTCTGGCGCATACAAGCATGGTGTTTATGGTCAAGACGAGTCGGAGGACTTCAAACAAAATGACTAAGAAGAAAGTAGCAAAGAAACCTGCTAAGAGAATAGCAAAACAGATCACTGACGAGCAAAAAGAATTGCTTCTAAAACTTATCAACAGTTCAAGTGAAGTGCTTAGAGATGTTTTAGAAGTAGGGTCAGCGATGGCTAATGACTGTCTGGAAACTCAAACTGCTATACATAATCTGGCAAAAGAGTTTAACTTCAAACAAGAACACTATTGGAGTCCATACAAATGAGCCACTGGTACGATACAGATGGTAACCCACACTACGAGATCGAAGGCAAGACAGGTATTCGTAACACAACCCTGCGTGACGCTCGTAAGCATGGGTGGGTGCCGTCTGTGTCTACCATTTGGAAAGATGTAGTAGCATCTCCCGGTCTGAACAGGTACTTCCAAGAACAGTTGTTTCAATCAATGGTAGAATCAAAACAGTTCTGGGATGAAGAGGAGTTAGCATTCAAGAAGCGTGTGTTTGCATTGTCCAAAGAGCATTCAACAAAGTCTGCTGAGAGAGGGACATACATGCACAATCTTATTGAGCAACAACTACTCAATGGAAGTTGCGGATCGAAGGACCCAAACGAAATACACATGGTCATCCAAACCCTAGCAAAGATGAAGGAGGTATGCGGTGATCAGGATTGGAAGGTAGAGAAGTCATTCGCTCACCCAATGGGGTACGGAGGTAAGATAGATGTACACTCTGACGAGTGGGTAGTTGACTTCAAGACCAAGGAAGTTTTGGATGAAGGTAAGAAGCCTGATGTGTACGACTCTCAGGGTGTGCAACTGGCGGCTTACAATCATGGGATAGGTGGAGGCAGGAAACTCCTCAACCTTTTTGTATCGTTTTCTTCTCCCGGTTATGTAGTAGAGTACCAATGGGAAGAAAGAGAGAGGCTGTTTAGTATGTTTGAAGCGGCCTTACAATTATGGAAACTAACCAAGAGGTATGATGCTAGATGGCAAGCGTAAACAAAGCAATATTAGTTGGTCACGTTGGCAAGGAACCAGAGTTCCGCGAGACTAAATCGGGAGACACAGTAGCGTCTTTCTCACTGGCAACCAACAGCGGTTACGGTGATAAGAAGACAACCGATTGGCATAGGGTTGTGTTCTTTGGTAAGACTGCTGATGTAATCAAGCAGTATGTAAACAAGGGATCACAAATCTATGTCGAGGGAAGAATTGCTAACCGTTCATATGATGACAAGGAGGGCATCAAGAGGTACGTAACAGAGATTACAGGGTACACAATGCAGATGCTTGGGGGTGCGGGAGGAGAGAAGCACACCGCTGATGCAAGGAGTGATGTTGATGTAGTGGAGAAGGGAGAGGACATTCCCTTCTGATCTAGCAGAGCAGATGCAATATTCATTTGCTAGATACTGCTACCGTAAGTCGAGAAAAGACTCCTCAAAAAACTGGAGCGATGTATTCAAAAGTTTTTGGGGAGTCTCTCTTGAAGAGTACATAGAGTACGCAATCAAACATAAACTGAAAGACAGTTACGAGGAACTTGAATGTCATTTTACAGAGAAGTAAGATTTTTCAAACGATCACAGGGTACAAGAACAGTGATCCTGCAAACCTATCCTGTCATCATAGATATCTTAGCCATATGTTGGGCCAAGAAATCAAACAGGAAACAGGAAGTCCTTTCTAAGGATATGGTAACAGCCAGTACCTTCAGCGAGGTTACAGTTTACGAGATAGGCCTTGCCGATAACAGCAAGTGGATCATTCCAATGTCTGAGGTTTCCAAGTTGGAGATAGAAGTAGACGAGGGGCCTGTCACGTTATGAATGAGTACCAAAAGTTTATACACAAGTCTAGGTACGCCAAGTATCTGGATGATCAGAAGAGAAGAGAGACTTGGGAGGAGACAGTAGAGAGATACGTAGACTTCTTCCAGAATAGAACGTCAATCAATCTTGGGCCTGTTCGTGATGCCATAGTTAACATGGATGTCATGCCTAGCATGAGGTGCATGATGACTGCGGGTAAGGCATTGGATAGAGATGCAGTCGCCGGATATAATTGCTCGTACCTTCCTATCGACAGCCCAAGGGCATTCGATGAATGTATGTATGTTCTCATGTGTGGCACAGGAGTAGGCTTTAGTGTGGAGCGAGGCTACATAAACATGCTACCGCATGTAGCAGATGAGTTCCACGAAAGTGATTCGGTTATCGTTGTAAGCGATAGCAAGATTGGGTGGGCAAAGGCCCTTAAGGAACTGGTCAGCCTGTTGTATGCGGGGCAGGTTCCCACATGGGATGTGTCCAAGATCAGACCTTCGGGCGCTAGGCTCAAGACATTCGGGGGCAGGGCATCAGGCCCAGAGCCACTGGAAAAACTGTTCCGTCACTTTGTCAGCGTGTTCAGAGGAGCATCAGGCAGGAGACTAAACTCCATAGAGTGTCACGATCTGGTGTGCTTTATCGGTGAGTCAGTGGTAGTCGGTGGTGTACGTAGATCAGCCACTATCTCGCTATCCAATCTGACTGATGATCGTATGCGTCATGCCAAGTCTGGTCAGTGGTGGACTGAGAATCCTCAACGAGCATTGGCTAACAATAGCGTGTGCTACACAGAGAAGCCTGACATGGGTGTATTCCTACGAGAGTGGACCGCTCTGTATGAAAGCCGTAGTGGAGAGCGTGGCATCTTCAATCGTGAAGCCGCAAAGAGAATGGTTCCAGAGCGTAGGGACAGTGAGCATGAGTTCGGTTGCAATCCCTGTTCGGAAATTCTGCTCAGGCCAAAAGAATTCTGCAATCTTTCAGAAGCAGTGTGCAGAGAGGGAGACACACTTGAGGACATCAGGAACAAGGTAGAGATAGCCACTATCATTGGCACTCTACAGTCCACGTTAACTGACTTTAGGTATCTGTCTCCCGCATGGAAGAGGAACACTGAGGAAGAGAGACTGCTTGGCGTTAGCCTGACAGGTATCATGGATTGCCCTGTTGTTATGAATGCCAGTGCAGATGAGTTGGAGTCTCTCAAGACTCACGCTATCAAAGTAAACAAACAGTGGGCAAAGAAACTAGGCATCCCAGAGAGTACCGCTATCACTTGTGTCAAGCCATCAGGCACGGTCAGTCAACTTGTGAACAGTGCATCAGGTATACACCCTCGTTACAATTCACACCTGATCAGGAGGGTTCGCAACGATAAGAAAGACCCGCTATCACAGGCGCTGATTGATTGCAATGTACCCTACCACACTGACCCGTACAACGCAGAGGCTTGGGTGTTTGAGTTCCCTCAGAAGTCTCCCAAGAAGTCACTGACTAGGCATGACCTGTCAGCCTTGGAGCATCTGGAGATATGGAGGAAGTTCTCTATGCACTGGTGCGAACACAAACCTTCAGTCACTATCTACGTTAAGGAGCATGAGTGGGTAGAGGTAGGCGCATGGGTGTGGCACAACTTTGATATTATATCTGGCGTGTCCTTCCTGCCTAGCGCAGACGAGGCACACTCGTATGAGTCTGCTCCGTATGAGGATTGCGACGAGGCAGAGTACAAGGCCAGAGCCAAGCAGATACCAAAGGAAATTGATTGGGACTTGATCCTTGAAGAGGAAGACGTTACCACTAGCAGTCAGGAATTTGCCTGTACAGGAGGGGCATGTGAACTGTGAAGATAAATTGGGGAAAGGAGGGGGGCTTCAACATGGGTGCTATAGAAGGCACTGACTACAGGTGCGAAAGGTTTTGGATTCCTAAAGGTGAGCAGAAAGAACATTGGTTCTTGCTGTCAAAGCCAACTGGTAAACACTACCTATGTACCAAGGGTCCTTACACCACACCACAAGAACGCGACACTGCAATAGTCGAGGAGGTTCGTAGGCGTGAAACCCAATAACCGTTGGACTCTGGAAGAGAGCGACATAACTGAGAGCCTGTGTACCAAGTGCGCTATATGTTGTGAGATTGAAATCAACCCTAGTTGGAAAGACCCAAGGAAGATGCAGTGGTTACATGCCATAGTAGAAAAGCATCCCCACATTGAAGCCACAGAAACTGGCATCAAGATTAGATGCTCTCACCTAGTAGACGATTACAAGTGTGGGATATACAAGGATCGTCCTCAAATGTGCAGTGACTTTAACTGTGTCGCATGGGCCAAGGTCAGTAACAACAGGGAGCAGTACAACAAGGTATTAAATATATTTAATTCAGAAAGGGTCAGAGATGCAAAAGCAAACTTATATGGTGGAAGATGGGGGAAGCACTAAATGAACTTGCTAATAATTCCTGATGCACATGCCAACCCAGACTATGACAATGAAAGGTTTACCCATCTGGGTAAGTTCATTGTGGCTCACAAGCCAGAGTACATAGTATGTCTGGGTGACTTTGCTGACATGCCATCACTATCTTCATACGACAAGGGAACCAAAGGCTTTGAAGGCAAACGCTATAAGAAAGATATAAATAGTTGTATTGAAGCCCAAGAGAAACTTATGGAACCGTTGAGGGCGTACAACGCCCAGAAGAAAAAGAACAAAGATAAGCAGTACAAACCTAAGATGCACATGTGCCTTGGCAACCATGAAGATCGTATCAGCAGGGCCACTAACTATGCCCCTGAGTTGGATGGGGCTATAGGTATTAAGGACTTGCAGTACGAGAAGAATGGATGGAAGGTTACACCATTCAAGTCAGTGCTAACTGTGGCAGGGATATCCTTCAGCCACTACTTTACCTCTGGCATATCTGGAAGGCCCATCAGTAGCGTCCACCTTGGCTTCACACTGGTTTCCAAACTACACTGTAGTGCGGTGCAGGGTCACACACATTTGTACAACCACGCTGAACAGACGAGGCCTGACGGCCAGAAAATATTCGGCCTTAGTGCCGGATGCTATAGTCACCCGCAATACTCTGAGAACTGGTGCAGAGACACTGAGCATCAGTGGTGGAGAGGGGTGATTATGTTAAACCAACTAGATGGTGAGGGTTACTACGACGAGATAGTTGCTGTTACTCAGAGGAAACTGTCGAGGGAATATCAGTAATGGACACCACGCAACCGATGGGGAAGGCAGTGACACCAAAGTAATTGTCCTCTACATCCTTGGTGTTGGCAATCTTCAGCACCTTTGAGTCTTTAACGATGAGGTATCCGATAGACCAAAAGGTTTGCGGCTCTATCTCATCTTCTTTTTCCCACCCTGCTGATGCGTAGATGTCTAACCATTCTACGCAGACCAATCTCATAGCGTCCTCTCTATACCAGATGTCTTCCTGTTAAACTCTGCTTTCTCTTCTCTTGCCTCATCAATTCTTCTAGTCAACTCGTTGACCTTTCTCTTCCTCTGCTTTGGTGTGAGACTTCTGTTCTTTTTGGCTGAAGTTCTGTCTGCCTTAAGTTCTCTTATATCAGATAGGTGTCTCTTGTTCTGTGCTGAACGTTCATCAGGAGATATTGCGTATGGGTTAATGCCGACAGAAGAACCAATCAATTTGAAGGCGCTAGTCTTAACATCCCCATACCTGTTAGTTCTTCCCAACATAAAGTCAAACAACTTTCCTTCTATCTCTGTAGGATCAAGCCTGTACATGGCCTCACCTATCGAGGACACAGACACTAGCCCATTACGAGTTAGAAAAGGAGGCATCATCATTGAGTTCATATAACTAAGGTGATCAAAAATTCTATCAGATAATGGATCGTCCTCATTGACAATTTTGTAACCACTCCAAGGGTCTTCCCCTGTCATAAATGTGCTTACCATTTGCCAACCGGGGCCTATGACTCCACCCTCAATCATTGCTCTTGCAACATCTCCTTGACCAAGTTTAGTTCCCATCTGCTGATACCAAGACCAAGGGAAGAAGTAGGAGATATCAACAGCCTGCCATCTACCTTCTGAATCCTTCCAAGGCAGGAACAACATCGTGTTATCCTTTGTAAACTCAGGCAGTAACTCTTCCATCTTATCCCAATCATCCTCCATGAATGGAAGGGAACCGAACAGAGCCTGTGCGCTACCAATCAACATCATGTATGGGAGGAACCTATGGTACTTGCTTGGGTCATTCAGAACCTTGGCTAACTCAGGCAACACTTTAACTTGGAACGTGATGAATGGCGCTCCAAGGAAGGACGATCTCAAACCTCTGACTGTGGGGTTAACCTCGCTGTAGTCAAACAAAATTCTATTCGCTTCCTGCACAGCGATGTCTTCTATGGATAGCAGGTCCGTTTTCTCCTTAGAAAGAATCTGATTAAGTTCTGCGATCTGAGTATCGTTGCTAAGTTTGTCCATGATGACAGCAACCTTACCTAGTATCTCTATGTTCTGGTAAAGGTCACCACCAAACTCAGAGATTTTGTTCCACATCTTCTGACCACCAGTTAGTATTCCCCACACACCTTCCTTCTCCATGTGTTGGAACACTATCTCCATCTTCTTCAACTCAGCAGATGTAAGTGTCGTGCCGGATACTCCCTGCTCTTTGGCTAATTCATATGCAGTAAACTTCTTGCCTGTTACTGAGTTAGTGAAGACCATTCCTGAGTCTTCTCCTCTCATCTCTTTGAGCGCGGCCCTTAATAGTTTAGGCTGTCTACGGAAAGATACTCCACCTATTAACTGCATCAACACCAAGTTAGATATAAAGTTTCTTACCACTGTCGGCGGGTTGAGGGGAACCTTAAGAGTCTTGAATGCACTTACTAACTTAGCATGTTTACCATATGGGAGTAGCATTCTTTGGAACAGATTCTGTTCTCCAGTTACCATGTCTGCGTTGCCCATGATATCTTCGTGAATCTCTTTACGAACGTACAGTCCTGCCATCGAGCCATACTTATCTGGCTTGTTAGGTATAGGCCTGAACATTTTCATATCATAGTTATCACTGTAATAACTTTCTAATCCTGTTCCGTCACCAACAGCAATGCCAAGACCTTTGTAGAATCTCTCACGTGCGGCCTCAAGTTTTGCTACTTGCTCCTCTGCGGCGGCTATTGCTTCAGGCTTAATTGCTTTATAGTTTCTTCCTGCTTCGATAAATCTTTGGTAGTCTGATATCTGGTTTTCAAGCCTAGCAAGAGTTGTTTTTCTAGTACCCTCTGTTCCATCTTTCTTTGTATAAGGAACTTCAACCCACTGCTTTGGCATTACCCAAGGAACTTCTCCTGCCACATACTTTTCTTCTTGTGGCATATCTTTTATCTGTTTATTTATTTCTTTTATTTCATCGTCGATAGAAGTTTTCTCTTCCTTAGTAGTTGCGTTGTCTCTGTCAACCATCTTCTGGTTTAGTTTTACGTTAAGTTCTTTCAAAGCATCAGACTCTTCAATAGCAGAACGCACTGACAATTGCTTAAGGTAATCTATTAAAACTATGTCATGTTGAGGAATTGTTAATGCACTGTAAAGAAGATACTTAACGTCCTTAATTTCTCCCCACATTTCCCTTACAGATTCATCAAAATCTTTCCTTGTCTTAGCCCAAAATTGTCCACTAGTTCTAAACTTTCCACCTACGTCAGTAGTGTGGCTAAGAATATGAGTAAGGTAAACCCTTGGAAGGTACGCCCCCCTAAGTTCTGCAAGTTGTGCTTTGCTTGCCTCTGGAAACATCTCTCTTAAGTCTGCTTCATTAGCAATTTCTTCAATCTTATTTTTTAATCCGATAGAAGCCTGTTGTAGTTGCTTGTCTACCGTTGAGGTTTCAGCAAAGGTAGCACCTTGAGTCGTAAAGAATTCAAACAGTTCTTGGTTTTGTTCCTCTGTTAGGTTGTCGTATGCCTTGAGGATATCCCTACCCATTGACTCAATCTCACCCATCTTTCCTGCGAGTAGTGATCTCAATTTTCTTAACAGTCTTGAGTTGTTAAGATTAGCAAACGGATCAAAGAACTTCTTTGTTGCTCTCCATGCAGAGCCTGCCTTCTCAGTGTAGCCTGCTCTCTCTGCGGCATCATGCAGTTTCCTTCCACCCTCTGTTTCAAGGATACGATCAGCCGCTCCCTGAACCAATGAGTAGTACTCCTCATCGTCAGAGTCAATGGTTGTTTGGTTGTTTCTTTGTGCCATACCACGTGCCGCACCTCTTGCAAATGCAATCAGTTGCCCGTCAGACACTGGCCTTCCAATGTACATCTGGAATCTTGCGGCTAATCTCTTCAGTGTATCAAAGATCATTTGCCAGAAAGAATTCTTGTAGTCAGCATTGGACTCAACAAAGTAGGCAAAGGCTTCTTCTGAAATATAGTTTTCCCTTGCAACATCATCAGCAAATGTTTTCTGGTCTGCTGACATGATAGCGGCATCAAATGCGTCAGCCCATTCTGGATTGTTTCGTCTGCTCTTTACTTCGTTAAGAATAGAGTTGAAGTCATCTCCGTATACCTGCTTCATTCCAAGGTGTACACCAATCTCATGCAGGTACAGCCCAGTGATCTCGCTTTCCTTGATGTTGTTGGTTATGAACCAAGTCTTTCCGTTGCGAGTAACAGCATGAACACCCATGTTAATCAAGTTAAAGGGAACATCCTGTTGGTTCTGTACTATGATTACTTCGCCGCTTTTGATAAGCCTTTCCAAGTTTAGCCTGCCAACAGTACTACCAAGCACCTCTTTAAATCTCTTAGGTGTTAGTCCAGTGTTGTACTTGAAGGAGCCTTGCCCATCTGCGGGAATGGGTCGTACTATTGAGTAGTTCTCAAAGTCAGTCTCAAAGTTATCGTGGCTTATACGTACTCTCATGTTGTTAGGAGTAGAGTTTTGATCAACCTCAATTGTCATACCCTTAGAGAATTTGGTTACGTCCTTCTTGCCTTTTACGCTTACTTGAAACTTTAAGTCTGGCGCTTTTCCTCCAGTAAACTGCACGTAAGCATAGTCACTTACCTTTTGTGTTACTTTCCACTTGCCTCCATACTTGTCCTCAAAACTTTGTCCTACATCCATGCGATAAAAAATAGTATCACCTGTTATAGGTTTAGCAACTACCTGCTCAGTGTCTGTAGGAGCATCAGGTGTAGTTTGTCTTGCTTCTCCAACAAATAATTCGTCTGTGTCTGTAGTAGTTACAGGTTTAGTTGGCTTGTCTTCCTTCTTCTTAGTGTCTGTAGTAGTTACAGGTTTAGTTACAACAGGAACGGCTTGCTCTTCTCGTTTCTTCCTGTCTGCTTCTGCCTTTTTTATTACTGCTTTTGCAAATTTGTCAGCGGCCTTTTGTGTTTCCTTGTCATCAGCCAATTTCTTTGCGGCATCTGGATCAGACATAGCCGCAACCAAATCGTCCCTGCTTACTACATTCCCTCCAAGTTCGTACTCAGTTTTTACTCCAAACCCTTTTCTTTTTAATACACTAGTTTCTACAACAGGCATTACAGTTGTGCCTAACTCAACCCCTTCTTCTCCGGGGCTGTATGTATACCTAACCTCAGTAGGAACTCCTTCACCAGAAACTCTAAGCGCCTTCTCCTTGCTCTTCAATCCTTGTGGAAGTTTGTATACTTTAAGTTGTCCTGCTGTTCTTTCTTCTACATCATTAAGATAGTCAGCCGTTTCTTGAGCAGTAGCACCCGTAAGGTCGCTAACTCCATCAACATTAACAGTGTACTTTTTATTTAGTTTTGAGTAGTACACTCGTACAATAGTAGGCTCGTCTGATGCAGTCTCTGCAAATACTCTTACAGGAATTTGTTTTTCTTTTGCGTCCCCATACTCTGGAGTGTAAACAACCATGCTATCTGGAGGGCCTATGTCCTCAATAGGAGCGGCTTCACCAACATCTACAATCTTCTGTGGCCTTACTACCTGAACTCTTTGATAGTTAAGTAGATCAACATAAATAACATTAGAGTACGTTCCTTCAACAACTTTACCTACAGAAGGGTCAGGCTTTGCCTTGTCTTTAGGCATCTGTATAGAGACACTTGTTCCTGCGTCTACCGATGAGATAGTTCCTGATATGATAGAGCCATCGTACATCTCAAACACTGCTTTATTGCCTACGTTTTCAGACAACGAATCTGCTCTGGCTTTCTGTAAACGCTCCCTATCTGCACCAAACATCCCATACCTGTGTGCAGTCTCGCCAAACACAGCGTCTACAAATTCATTGTATTGAATTAAGTCGCCTTTACCATCAGACAAGTTATAAGAAGCAACTAACCTAGCACCTTTCTCTGGACCTGCTTCTACCAATGCTTCATAACTGCTCATAGCCCCAATAAGTTCAGGCACAACTGCTGTTTGAGTAGCCTCTAGTACAGAGTCAGCACTAATAGTAATAATATTATCGGCATAATTATCACTACCAAGCGCCTCGATGTTAACGAAACCCTTCTTGAGTTGATTCTGTCTGGTAGAGTGTCTTACCTCAAATTTAAACTTAGAATCTTCTATAGGTTTAAATCCACTTGGTATACGCACAGCATAACGTCTTCCTAGTGCGCGTAATTTATCAAGGTTTTGTTTTCTAATTTTGTTTACTTTAGAAAGAACACTAGGCTTGACAACAGCAGTAACCCTGCCTCCACGTAAAGACTGGGCTATATCAGTGGTAAGAAACTTTTTATTTTTGGTTGTATCTACAACACGTTTAATCTTTCTAGTCTTACCTGCTGTCTCAGTAGCCCTTGCAATAAGGGAATCTTTAAGGGCATCTACTTTTGCCTCATGTTCCTGCTTGTTGGTAAAGGTAATGTATACTTCGACATCAGAAATGGGAGACAACATTGCAGGATCGAAATCTACTTCCTCATCCTTCTTTCTTTTTATTACAGTCACTCCAGTCTTTCTGTCAACAAATGCTTTGTCCACTGTTTCTGGATTGGGTATTGTGTCTGGAGTTACAACCTCAATAAAGTCAGAATCTCTTAATTGTTTTGTAGTTGATCTTTGCTCTACTCCAATGATGTCAGTCTTTAGTACTAACTGTCCTGCTACTTTAAGGTAGGCGTTGCTGAGATCACCCTTGGCAGTGTTCCATTGAGGCACTGTACCGATGTCTTCCCAAGGATAGAAAACACCTTCATCTAGCCCCTTCTCTTTCGCTACTGATTCACGAACCTTTACTCTGGTTGTTTCAGGTGTTGGCCTTTCACCAGTTGCGGGGTCTAGAGCATCTAGTTCTACGTAAGGCCTTTCTGTTTCAGGACGCTTCTTAGTAACCTTACCTTTAGCCCTTTGCTTTAGTTTTCTTGTTATTAATGCTTGCGCTTGGCCTACCTTCTTATTGAAATCTGTCTCAGATACTGTAAATACTTCCCTTAGTTCTTTGTCACTTACTCTTTGAATATCTGATATCCAATCTTCAATGGCTTCCATGTCATACTTGACAAGCAGTGAAAGATTTTCAGCAGGCTTGGGATAGGCTACCTGTATTTTTGATTCCCTCTTTGCAAACTTTTTATACTTCTTGTCTACCGCTTCTATTGCGGGTCTAGTAACTTGCGCCCTAGCAAGAGCATCTGCAACTTCATTTCTGAAGTCCTCGTCAGTTTCAAGCCTTGAGTAAAAAGCGGTGACATTTTTAGCCTTTGCTTTTATTTCTCCTTCTTCTGTGAACTCTTGCAACTCGGCCCTGTCTGCTTCAGTCATAAGGTCTTTTTCAAGAGAGACATCTATTTCAGATACTGGCTTTGCAAAAAAGTCAGACTCTAACCTAGCACCTTTTAATCTTGTTACTAACCTAACGTTCTCTTCTGTAGGAGGTATTGTTACTTCTCTTACCTTGTTTGTAGAAGTGTTCCTTAGTTTGTAGGAAACATATATGGGAGACTCTACAGTAAACTGCTTTCCCTTTAATCCCTTTGGGACTTTAGGAGTTGGCTTTTCCTCTAGTACATACACATCATCGTCTGGGTAGTACCACTTACCAGTCTCTGTGTTTCTTTGGTAGAACCTTACCTTGTCATTCTTTCCTACTTCAAGAAGGCCCTTCTCTGACATAACCTGCTCAAGGCTAATGCCTTCTATTTCTTTTTGTTCCTGTTCTCTCTGTTTTGCTGTAGTAACATCAATAGGATCACTGGAGTACTTTATCTGTAGGCTTTCAAGTCCTTTGGTTCCAGAATCACGGTCAACTATATTGCCTGTTTCTTTATCTGTAACTTCCCAGAAAGAATTTTTACGCCCGTCCTCTTTCTTTAGAATGTGCTTATCTGTTTCGTATATTAGAGTAGAATCGTAAGTGCCTTTAATTTTATTTTTAAATACTCTTTCGCCTGTATCTGTAACAGTGTCTGTCTTTCCTGTAATTTCCCAACCAAGGCTAGTTGCTTTAGTTTTCTTTGCCTGACCTGACTCAGCAGTAATTTCAGCAGGAAATCCTATTTTTCTTTGGCGCTTTTCTCTTGCTACTATACCAGTAGGCTCTTTCTTTTCGGGAACAGCAGGAGCAGGCAACAGTTTAGGATCGTAAGTAAGTCTGGGTGTTTCATCTACTAACTGTTTTCTGGTAAGTTGCCTTTTTTGCCGCTCCTCTAACGTTGTTTGCTGACCACTTTCTCTTGCTTGTTCTATAGTTCCAAGCCTTGATAACGTATCTAGTTCTGGAATAGATACACTGTCTCTGTTTAATATTGCCGCAATGCTTCCCGCTTTTGTTCTGGCAGTGGCTTGTTTTAGAATCTTATCTTGTCTATTTTTATTCTGAATGTCTACCAGAACACTTTCTATCTGCGGTCTATTGCCGCCGTAAATAGAAACTTCAATAGGACTTAGTTCTTCATTCCTTGAAATTTTTCTTGCTATACGATACAGACGTTGTGGTGCAATCTCTCCTGTTCTTACATATCGCATATATTCTGGCTGAGAAATATCTTCTTCAAAAATACTTTCTGCCGATTCAGGTTGAGGCAAACTTAAGTCTAATTGATCAATAGTTTTTGCCTTATTAAACTCTCCAAGTAATCCCTGTGAAGTACCTGCAATAGGAACAGGTAAATTCCTACTGTTAAAGTTACTCTGGTCTTGTGCGTTTAGCGCCTCATTAGATTCAACAATACCCTGTTGGGTGTTATCAATAATGTTTTGTGTATAGTCTTTTGCTTTTTTTCTGGCTGATCTGCCAGAGTAGGATACTGGTATACCGAGGAGGGTTCCAATGAGAGCGCCCCTAGCACCTGCTTCTAGTTGCTCTTCTCTTTGGGCTTCTGAATATTCAGTGAGAATGTCTTTCTCCTGAACGTAGTTGAGTGCTATGCCTTCAAACATAGTTTGGATGTATTCGGTAGTGCCTTCTTGAGCGCCCATGCCTATGGCTCTACCAATCCTAAGAGGAACACCGCTTTTTGGGTCTTTCATTTTCTTGCCAAACCAACTGGCAAAGTCTGCACCTCTACCCATCTTGCCTATGATTTGCATGGGAACAATCATGTCCAACACACTCATCATGGTTCCAGTAGATGCCGCAACAGCGGGCCTGCTTTCGCCAGTTTCCATGAGTAGGTCAGTGTAGACTTCAGCGGTATTAAGGAAGTCTATTGTTCCCAGTGTGCCAACAGTACCTAACGTTGGTCTTTTCAGAATAAGCGTTCCCACAATAGCAGGAGCAAACGTGGTTACAAGGTTAGGAACTTGCTCTGCTACAGCGTTCATGCCCCAAGCAACAGCGCCTTTCCAATCTTCAATCTCGCCTAGATTTTTAGGCCCTTTAAGTTGCTCGTCAATTTCGTTGACATCCATACCCATAAGGATGCCAGACTGATATGCGTTACTCAGCCAATCACTTCCTGCTTCTTGAAAGCCAAGTTCCCTTAGTAACTCTCCTGTAAATCCTTTGAAGGTTACTTCAGCAGAGCCTGATAAAAGTCGTTTACCTTTGGAGAAAGCAAGAGACATATCTCCTACTTGTGATTCAGGTTGAGTAATAACGTTTACAAGTGATGGTATCGCAGGAGTCTGCGCCATTATTTCTTCTAGTGTTCTTGTATCTGTAGGTGCTTCTTGGCCTACAGGCGCACCTTCTCTGTAGTATTCAACCATAGTTCTCTCTCTTAGTCTTAGGCAAAGGCTTCAGACTATTGTTGGCTTTCTAAATATTCGACTACTTCTGCTTGTTCTTTTTCTGAAAGTTTTGCAAACTCTTTGCTAACATACTTTCTTCCCTGCTCTTGACCGTATTCGTTTTCATACACAGCCAAGTTCCTTATAAACTCCATTGCTTTCCGAGAAAGTTTAATGTCATCAGCAAACGACAACATACCTCCAGTACCAGTACCGATAGATTTTTTGTCTTCTTGTCTAAGAGCATCTATCGCACTTTTAGGAAGTAACTGTGATGTTTCTCCTGTTGAAAAAGTTTCTACAAGATTTCCATATTGATCTCTACGCATATCCCTAAAATCATCTGGAATATTTGACATGCTACCGTCAGTAGGAACCAATTGACCAAACTCGTTTGTTCTTAAATTGCTAAAGTCATCTGGAATCTGATCAGATGCTCCTGCGGGTGATACAAGAAAGTCCAATACTGAAGAAACAGGCGTATTTAAAATTTCTAGCGCCTTGGCATTTTCTTCTGCGGCATTTGGATTTCTAGCCACTCCAGATGCACCTAAACCAACGCCAATAAGTGTGTTTAATTGCCCTGCTCCTAGTTCTAGTCCTGTACCCAAAACATTTAAACTTTCCTCTGCCGCTTTTTTCTGTGCATCAGTTGCATCAGGTTGAGTTGCTTTCCATATAATCCCTGCTCCATCAAGAACCTTTGGATCAAGACCGGGATACTTGTTCTCCAAAAGTTCACGCATTTTTGGAGTCCAACGCATCATACTTGGATCAGTATTTTGCGCTTTAAGAGCGGCCATTTCATGCTCAACAAGGGTTAGAGCAGTTGTTTGAGGAGGAGGACTGTACCCAAAGAAGTCATCTCTGGCCGTCTTTGCGCTCAAAAGATTTTTAAATGCATTGTCTATTAGCGGCTGAAAATCAGGAGAGCCTGCGCTATCGTGTTTTAAAAGAGAATCGTAATGTTTTGAAGCCTCTGTAAAGTTGCTTGTAAGATAATCATAAGTCATCTGACGAGCGAATTGATCTGATTGAGACTGTGCCGACGCTTGTGCCTGCCGAAGACCTATCAATCCTTGTAGGCCCTCATCCATCACTTGGGTTGCGGCAAGAAGTTTTCTCATGCTCATACAGCACCTCCAACCATGTTATTTATCATGCCTTGCTGTGCTTGAGGAGAGTCCATCTGGCCTTGCATAACGTTCTGCGTTACCTGACCTGCGGCCTGTTCATCAACCCTTGGATCACCTATGGACATGTACGTATCAATAGCAGAGACAAGGGCATCGCCCTGTATCTGTTCAAGTTGCTCTTCGCTTTGGATAGAGATAAGCCCTTCGTTCATTGCCATTTCAATAACAGCATTAATCACTTCAGCCGCAACAGCAATCAAGATATCTCTTGACAGTTGAACACCTGCGGATTCAGCCGCTGATACTTGAGAGTGGATTAACTGACCAACAAGAGCGCCAACTAAATCAGCAGGATCGCCTCCTTTACCACGCAAGTTTTCAACAATAGTCTGATAAACTTTTGGATCATCAAGATATTGCTCAATGTTTTTAAGCATGGTTTGTGCTTGCTGTTTTTCCTGCTCTGTTGCAGGCTGAGTATTTCCCTGTCCTATCATACGTTTGCCCCTTGTGGATTACTCAGAAGCCCTGTTCTTGGGCCAAGCACAGTGCCCGGTTTAGGAGCAGGCTTAGTCCTGCTACCTTGTATATCCCTTAGTTGAGAGTAACTTACGTCAGGATTAAAACCACCATATTCATATCTTTTGTCTTTCTCATCTTCTGCTAACAAAGCGGCAACCATCTGTATAACTTTGTTAGTACCATACAGGGCAATCATTGGATCATTCTTCCACAGTTCTTTATAGAACTGCCATGCTTTGCCTGCTTTGTCTTTGAATAGGGAAATGAAATCATTGCCAGTTAACTGCGCTCCAGTTGTGTCTGCAAGTAACGCATCTTCTCCAGTAAGATCACCACCAAAATACCTTGGCCTAGTTTCAAATGCAGGATTACCTATGTAAGGGTTTGTTGTCGCACCTGTTGCCGCTTGACCTGCCGCATCCGCTACTGTTACTGGCTCACTTGTTGGGACTGACTGTGCAGTGCCTGACCCAAAAAGCGATTCCAAAAGACTTGGGTTGTTTTCAGGATCAACCTTAAACATTTCTTCAAAGCCTTGCACTGCTGTGTAAGGACTATCAGATGCTCCCGCAGGAGGAACAAGCGTATCTAGAACAGCAGTTCCTGTTCTCTCAAGAAATCCGGGTTGGGTTCCTCCTAGCAGTCCACCGCCTTGGGTAGTGATTGGATTAAAAGGCTCTACATTAGGACCAAGGAATGTAGTACCTCCAGTTACTTCACCAACAACATCAGGCGTAAAACTTGCAGGAGTAGTGACAGCACTTGTAGCCATTCCAGAAGTAGGCGCAACAAACCCTTGGCTTGCTTGAGATGCGGCTTGAGAAAGCGAACTGCCTCCTCGTATGCCGCTCATTAGGCTCTTACCCCATCCGGTTATCTGAGGCCATCCACCACCACTAAATCCTGTGGCGTATCCGTACCCCACATAAGCGGCGGCGGCAACAAGCAATACAGGGGCAATTTTCTTTAGGGCTTTGCCTGCCTTTTTAAATACTCTGCCTATTGATTTGACTACACTTCCCATTTATTTCTCCTTTGGTAAGACAAAGTTGTTACCTGTCCTTACCGCTCCCATTCTTTCATATAATCTACATGTTCGTTCTATATCACCAATGCCAGAACTAACCCCCATGCTTATCTCAGCAACGCCGGGATTGACTCTGGCCCATTGGATATATCTTCTTAGTAAAGAAGCACCCCAACCTTTTCCTTGATCAGTAACGTAAAAGAAAAGATCAGCGGCTTGTTTCTTTCTGGAGTACCACAGTTGGTGTGTCACACCTATGAACACACCCTCTACTGTACCGAGGTCTACAACATTAACTAAATGCTCTTTTGATAAGATGCATATCTGAAGATTCTTTTCTAGAGTCTTCTCGTCTAATGGAACTGAATTTGAAATTGATAATTTATGCGCTTCTTTTACAACGTTTGCAATTTGTTTAATGTCGCTATTATTAGCGATTCTTATCATTTATCATCCTAAGATGTAGTGGTTAAGTTTGGATTTTGGTATGCCTCTCCCCATGTAGACGCAAAATCAGTTGGACTCATACCGTTACCACTCATCATATCGTAGTAATACTGTGCCGCTTGAGGGTTGCCTATAATGTCAATGAGGTCGCCTGCTGATTTCACTCTAAGAGATTCCATTCCTAAAGAATGTTCCATTCCTGCAACTTCCATTCCAGTAGAGGCCTGAAGGTCTGCAACATACCGTCTGGTCAGGTCATTCATCTTTGCTTCATCTAGCCTGTAGCCGCCTGCAATGTGTGCCAGAGTTTCTTTAATAGCGCCGTCTAGTCTTTGGCTCATCTGTTGATAGAAGGCTTCGTTCTGTTGCTGACGAAACTGGTTAGAAAATCCTTGGTTAGCAAGTCTTTGCTGACTAAAAATCTGGGCATCTGCTTGTGCTATAGGAATAACAACACTCATAATAGAGTTCATTACTTCTTCTTGCGCCATACTAGAGTTAGTAATTCCTCTAGCATTAAGCCTTCTCATTGCTTGTCCAGTAGCCTGTTGAAACAAAGGGCTGTTGGTATCAAGCATTGAAGCAACCCTGTTTTGTACAACCTCAGACTGTGGCCCTTCCATAACAACTTCAGAAAGCAATGGCTCTACTGTTTTAACACCTACAGGAGTAGGATCAAATGTTGATAGGTTTACTTGAGTCGCTGATACAGTAGGAGCAGGGGCAGGGGCAGGAGCGGGAGCGCGGGAAGGAGAACCACTTTCTATTTTTGCAGGCTCTGATTTTTTAGGAGCCTCAAGCGATCTTCCTTCTTTTTTACCATGCCCTGCGTAGTGCATAGAGCCGTATTCAGAAAGACTAACTCCTTTTCCCTTCCAGTTCTTGTCATAGTCTGCCTGAAGATCAGGATAACGTTGAGCATAAGATGCAAACACAGGATTATTAACTCCCTGAGAACCATGCTTTGTAGTAAACTTAGCCTCTTTAGGTTTTTCGTTTGCCTTTTTTCTTTCTATAAATTGTGGTCCTTCTCCCGGCATAACTTTCTCCTACCTTTTTAATCCGCGCTCTGAAAACTGAACAATAGCCCCTTGCAAAGTAACTGGCTTGTCGTATATGGAATCGTTTTTGATAATGATACCCATTGTTTCGCCAACACCATGTATCCTTGCTCTAGCCTTGTCAACTACTGCAATACCTAACGTATCGCTTGATACATCATCTACTGTCCACTCATCATTTGTCACATTAATTGTATAGTCGCTAGTAGTAGGAACAGTACCGTCACCATAGTTATACTCTGGCTGTACTACTAACGTTGTGCTTGTATCTGAGTTTAGTTCTAAAAGTATTTCTCTAAATCTTTTCTTTCTGCTTGGGGTTCCATAGTGATGGTAAGCAAGGCGCACAAAAGATGGCACAGTTTGTCCATCAAAAGAAGTTCCTGAATCAATCTTGCGAACATAGCCATCATCAAAACCGCCGTAAAGAACTTCATCCCCGTTTGAATTTTCTCCAGATGTAGCACAAACTATCTGGTGATCCATAGAGAACGGCATAATTCCTTCATTCTTTCCGTTAAGAAATGTCATCGTGATGCCCGTCTTGTCATTAAAGTAAAGACGATACTGGTTCTTTTCCCTAACCCTAAGAGAAACGGAAACCTTGTTCTTGTACTTCTGTATAAGTGGGTCAACCTTTGATGACACAATAGCCTGTTTAAAGTCACCATAGTTTAGTGTTGACATAAGGGACACGATGCCCCTGTCATCAAGGAACACTGTGGTCTGCATCTTCTGTACAGTTTTGGATACAGCACCAGTTCCTGTGTAGAACTGTGTTAGATTCCAATCATCCCTAGATGTTCCATAAAGAATATATGAGTTGTTTCTGCCAAAGATAGCAAGAGCATCCTTAGTTTCTACTTCTATTCCTGTTACATCATCTCCCACTACAATCTCTGCCGCTCCTAAAGTTGTACTCCAAATAGTAGGCAGTGCAGTAGAAGAGTTCTGTATAGAACCTTTTGGATAAGAATAAAACAGGTGTGCTTTAAATACTTTTACATTCTCTGGAGTATCAGTAGAAGTTCCGTTGTTAATCTTTATAAATGTTGTACCATCCCATTCAAAACCTTTATCAACACCGCTAACTCCATACATCTTTTCACTGCCAAGACTGCCTATAAAGTTAAAGTTAGCAAAGTTATAGGAACCTCCCGGCTGTAGCGTTTGCTCGTATAAAGCGCCCTGTGCTACAGCGATAGTAACAGTAGCAGGTTCAGAAGCGCCATTAACAAGCGCCCTTTTTATTCCGCTTACATGTATTTCTTCGTTGTTAGTCCATGTTCCGCTATTGGAAAGAACTGAAATAAAACCTGCCGCATCATTTGTAGAGTAAGCACCACTGGTAATTGTTACTTTCTTTACTGTGGCTGTTTCCCCAGAACTAGAACCTGTGATAGTATCATCCTCAAGTATTTCTACTTCTCCCGCATCGAAAGCAAGAGTGGACATCTGTAAGTTCTCATTGTCTGCAAACACGCCAGATACATCAGTCAATACTACAGTGCCTTCTGCACCAGTTGACCAGTTACCGTGATATGTTAACCCTGCAACAGTTCCAGTTGCTCCACTAGTAGCGCCAGATATTGAAGCCCCTACCACAAACTCTCCGTTAGTAGTAGTTCCATCAAAGTTTAGCGCTTGACCAAGAGATATCTCTTGCCAACCAGTAGAGGATGACTTATACATCCCGGCAGTTGCACCGCCTGATTTATTTCTAAAGGCGTATATGTTTCCGCTATACACCCAAACACCAAGAACAGAACCTTCACCCGGAACAACGCCAATAATGTTTCTTTGGTTCTCTATCCTCGCTTGTAACTCAGAAACTAATGAAGCATCTGCACTAGCATCTCTTTTTACAGGAGGCCCATAAGAAAGCGATGTGGCGTATAGACCCATTAACCAATCCTAACAGCAGACAATTGACCATACTGAAGTAGAATATTTTGACTACTACCGTTGTTGTGTTTTATTCTTGCATACACATCTGTATAAGTAGTATGCCCTGTAGCGTCAATAATTCCGCTCATGTTAAAACTACCAACATCATTTGCATTTGTAATGTACTGAATACCTTTTAAAGCAGGCGCATCAGTTGTGCTTCCTCCAGTGTTGTCAGTAGAAAGCATTGCAGTCCAGATTATATTTGCCGTAGCAGATTGTTTTATACAAAGGTTGCAAGAAACAAAGTAAAACCCTTTGTCATACAATCTAATCTGGTCACTTGCAAAGTCAGCATCAGCCCCAACAGTTGTTGAAGAAACGGTTCCTGTATCTTGAGTTACATCAGAACCAGATGACCCTAAAGACCAGTCGATAGTTACAGTAGTCCCATTAGCAATGGCTTGAACAGCAGGTGTTCCATCAGCAGACGCATGGTTAATGCAAGCGTACCCACCCATGTCAGATTCTACGTACTGCCGTAACATCTGCGCCGTAATAGCGCCAGTAGTATTGTCAGCAAAACTTGTTCCAGTGAGGACTGCCCTAGTTTTTCTTAAGGCTGTAGGTGTTCCCATTATGTGTACTCCACGTTAAATGCGCTTCCAAATGCGCTATCTTTGTTTAAAAAATATATCGGTTCGCCTTCTTGAAATGTTCCGCTAGTAGTAGTAAAGTATATGTAACCCTCTGCGGCATCAGTAGGGAAGAAACCCGCTTGACTATCTCCAGTTATATCCTCTACAGATACAATCAAAATAGTTCCAATAGCACCGCTAGTTCCCCCTTTAACAATGTCTCCAGAAGAAGGTATATTTAAATGAAAAGATGCGCTAAATGAAGACGAAAACACATTACTTTTAGATGAGCCGTTAACAAAAGGTATCCTAAAGTAATCAACATCAGAAGGAAGTGCTTGACCATCTGCTCTTTCGTATCCATCAACACGACTATAACGGCCACGAATATCTACCTCAAAGTTTTTTGCGGCTATACACTCCCCTGCCTCAACAGAAAGAACTGGATCAACTATGTTAAGTCCACCGCTAAAAGGGAAGTAGTAACTTTGGGTAGTCATTCAGTAACTACCACGTAGTTTGATAAATCTTGGACCTGAGAAAACCTTCTGTTTCTTTGTCCCGGTAATTGATCAGACTCAAGTTTATCAAGTAAATCTGTAAACTCAGCAACAGATGCAGAAAGAATTTCAAGGGCATCATTCTGTTCTGCGTAGTAAATTTTCGCCCTACAAATGATCATCCTGTGAAACCTACTTGGTATAGCAGACACATCTGAATCAGAGGATAACTCTGTAGGAGTTTTCCAGTACTCCGCTTTTATAACTGTTGATGAATCTGGTGTAGGATAAAGATCAATAACATTATCTGGTTTAACACTAAACACTTCAGGAGTTCCTGAATCAACTGTTCCGTACTTGTACTGATCCTTGTATTCATTCCAAGGCACATACTCTAGAGGTTGATAGTTGTCAGACGTAGGATCAAATACAACACAATCTATGTTCCATTGTGCCAAGTCTGTAGGAGATGTGATAGTGGAAGTTCCTGATGATGTAGTAATACTTGCTTCAGCCCAAAGGTAGTTCCAGTTAAACCATCTGCGCTGTATATCAATGTCGGCATCTTTAATCTGGCGTACAACATCCTTTTCTTCTTCGGAAGTAGGCGTAACACTACTAGGCCCTGAACCGGGTATGCCAACCTCCCTAGCCATGTCTTGACAAAGTTGCAGATATGTACTCATAAGTTTCTCATAATGTCAGATACTACAATTCTTGGGTCTATGTTAGAAGCGCACAAAGCGCCACCTATTTCCTCATCTCTATTACATGTGCTGAATCCAAAATGCATTTTATGGCATGGATAACAGGGGCAGTTTTCTGGAGTAAATGATGTAGTATTGCTCCAGTGTTTAGTCAGATTCTCTTCTGACGAGTGAGAAAGAAATACAGCCTTGTGTATTTTCTTCATGCTTGCCGCATTTAACACTCCTGTTTCAGGCCCAACAATTACAGAACAATGGTCTAAAAAAGCCATTGTATTACCTATAGACCATTCGCCTGACTTAGTAATAACTCTTGGTTCTTTCTCCCAACCAACCTCCAGTATCTTGCACATCTCATCGCCAACAGTAACAAAAGAAATATCCTTTCTTTCTTTTAAAATTGATGCAATCATTACATCATTCCAAGGCCACACTTTATGCACTGATGATCCAGACAAAGAAATCATTACAACATGCTTTGACTTTATTTTCTTTCTCTGTTTTCTAGCCCACTTCTTTTCTTCTTCTGAGGGATAGTATGCAGGTCTATGTTGAAATGGAACGCCTGCCAGTTCGTGAGTAAACTCAAGGTAGTTAACATTACACTTCTTGTGTATCTCTTCTTGAGAATCGTAGTAGCCTTTACTTGCAGGTACTTGGTATTTTTCCCCTTTAGACTCAACTACTCTGTTTGGGTTCAACAGAAGTGTCCCCTCTATGGACTCAGACAGTTGTACAAACTTATCAAAACAGGGAGACATCTTCTCCCAGTAATTAACAAGTTGTGTATTGCAAATCTGATTACTCTTTTGTATTAAGAGTTCGTCTACGTAAGGGTTTGACTTTAGCAGTTTAGAGCCTGCTTCAGATACATTAACACAAACCTTGTATCCTTCTTTCTTAAATTGCGGGAATAAAGAAGATGTTTGGATGATGTCTCCAAACGCTCCGTATCTAACAATGCAAACAGTTTTGCTTTGTCTCTTCCCGCCAAAATCTTCTAAGGTGTAATCGCTTACTTCCTTAAAAGGAACGGTTATTTTTTTCATAGTTGGTTTAGTAGTTTTTCCTTTATGGTATCTATCTTGTCTTTCTTTCCTACTTCAATGCCAAGTTCTTTTGCTTTTGATACAAGGGCATTCCTGCCTGTCATACCTTTCTGCTCTTGAACCCAAGCCGTATAGTCAACTAAACCACTACTAATTAAATCACCGTTTGTCCTATAAAAATTGTCGCCTTGAGTAAATCTTGCTTCAGGCATCTCTTCAATAGTTCCGTGTATTTCGCCGTAAGGCTCGTCCCAATTTATTTTATTTGTCATTATTCCAGTGGCATACGAACAGCACCGAAAACAGAAGCATTTTCAAGAATAATAACTTCCGGTCTGGTTCCTACCCTCGCGTTGTTGTTTCGTTGATTCCTCTCAGTACTCCATTCGTTAGGCTCGTCTTGATTTGTATAGCCACACTGAGCAGGGTCTTTATCTTTCTTTTCTTCGTAGTCCATATTTTCCCCTAAGAAAAGGGGGGCTTGCGCCCCCCGATCCATATTAACGAAAGTTAAAAGAACCTGAAGGCGTTGAAACCTTCTGTTTCTTTATACCCATCGGCATCTGGTTAGGTCCATGACTATCCAAACCCAAATCAGCAGGGGATGAATTATCTTTTTCCTTTTCAGAAAGGCCGTTTGCAGGGATTTTACCGCTTGCACTGTCTTTCATGGTTTACCTCCTAGTACCATTCAACTTCAACGTATGCATAACCTTTGCCTGCGGCAGTACCAGAATCAACGCATTGAACATAAGTAACTTCAATCTGCGTATCAGCCGGAAGTGCATCAGCAATGACTGCATTCGTATCGTCTTGGTTATTGTAGGCATTGGTAGCCGCAGTCGTATCGGCAATTTCCAACTGACCATAAGCATTAGGATCAGCGGTAGTACCTACCAAAACTTTGCCAGTAGTAGAATCATCGGCAAAAGTTTCAGTGACATGCAAACCAATATTTTTCAACGAACCCTTTTTACCACTAGGTCCTTTGAAACTCCAAGCAGTTCCAGTGCCAGCACCAAAATCAGTTTCAACTGTATCTTGGTAGATATAAGGACGAGGATCACTATAACTCATAATAATTTCTCCTTAAGCCGCGCTGTCCCAGATCACTACACGTGACTGAGCCGCTTGTGTGTGAACGAGGCCGAAACCTCCCAAATAATACCACGCAATCCCACGATCCCTTCCAAAGTCCCCCGGAATTTTTCCGCGAATTTCTTCAGGAACAGCAACTGCTTCAGCAACGGTATCTTCACCAAAGAACACAGCCCAATCGGATTTACCGTTAGTCCATGCAGATGATGCAGTACCAATGCCTGCTTTAGCAACGTGAGTCTGCTCAATAAAGCGAACACCTTCATAGCGACCAATTTCGCCATTCATAATCATCTGGAAACCCTGATCAATATACTGCTTGATACCTTCCAGATCATTCTTAAGTGCGCGCCAAGTTGACGGCCATGCAATAGCGTAATAATCATCGCCAGTATAAGCCGGGATATTGCGCTCTTTCATCGTGTCTACAATCAACTTAACATGCTCTTTTCCAAGAGCAACGTTGTTGTTAATAGCACACACACCGTTGGTGGTAAGCGTCAAAGCGGTAGTACTCGTTCCCGCAGTCGGAACAACACGCAATTTAGCAGTGTCGAACTGAGCAGAAGCGAGATTATCAAACGCTTTTTTCGCATCGTTTTTAAGCACTTTACGAACCACTTCACGAATCGGCTGTTCACTCAGGTCATCCAACTTACCTGTGTAAGGAACAGAGTTACCCGCTTCGGTGATAGTCATCGTACCCTGAGAAATCGTGAAAGAAGTCTCTGGGATAGTGCTGGTTTCAGTCAGGGTTGCACCCTGCGTGGCTACGTCGCTAAACACGTTCCAGTGGAATGTATCGCCTCGATTCAACCCTTGATGGGCCGCATCTTTAATGTCACAGAACTGACGGAACTTGACAATCGGCTGTACGGCCATTCTCAGTTCACGACTGAGATTGAGCGCATACATATAACCACCGGAGGTATTAACTGACCATACTTGTCCAGCCATTACTTATCTCCTTAAAGTTATTGATTATAATTGCCCTCTTGCCTGACGCATTTCTTCGATAATTTGTTCTGGGGTTTTAGGCCCACTATCATCTTCAGAAGGTTTGGCAGACTGTCGGGCAGACTTAGGTTGTGGGACAATTTTCTTCTTTCTCTCAACTCTTTTATTAGGTTGTTGAGGGGCAGAACTATTATTTGTCCATTCTTTCGCATATTCAGCCGCCGCATAAATAATTTGTCCCGGTGTCCAAGAAGGATTTTCCTTCATAAGGGTGACCGTTTTATTATCAGCAATAGCCCTAAGATCAGGATTCTGAGAAATCTCAGGGTACTCCTGATCAAACCAAGAAACTGCATTATGAACTTCATTTTCATATGCTACTTGATTTGCTTGGGCTTGTTCGGCTTGTCTACGAGCAAAGGCTTGTCCAACAGCCTTATCTACAGCCTCATCTATATTTGGGGTAGCAGTATTGCGCCCCGTCAAGGTCTGTAACAAATTTGCGGCTTTTGCCGCATCATCTTCATACAACGCTTGATGGTATTCTTCTACAGTTTTATTGTAGTCAAACCCATCTTCTGGCTCGTCCGTGGATGGAGCAGATTCTTTCTGTTGAAGACTCTGCGCATACTGACGCAACTGAGCCTCCTGTTGAGCAAGCACCTTCTCTTTATGAGCGGCTTGCTGAAATCTTTGCTGAGAAGCAACATCCTTTTGGTGAGAAGATTTTAACCCGTCAAATGGTACAACAACATCCTGACCATTTACTTTAACTTTGGTTACCCATTGACCTTCGTGTTTCCACACAGGAGCGTCTTCCTCAACTTCCTCAACTTCTTCAACTTCTTCAAGTTCTTCAAGTTCTTCAGTATCGTATACGCCTTCTTCACCAATTTCTTTAATTACTTCAGACTCCCTTTCATCTACTATGCGTTTAAGCATGTCTTCTCTGGAGCCTTGTACTTCACGATCTACATGTTCTTCTTGCTCTTCGTTTTTAACTTCTTCTTCTACTACTTCTTCTACTACTTCTTCCGCATCCTTTTGGGTAGCGTCCATTTTAACCTCCAAGGTTACTCTTCTTTGTACCTTGCTAATTTATTCGCAGTCTCTCCGTCTGAAATAATCGCATCCAACCATTTTAAAACTGATAAGGGGGTAGCGAGGTTTGAAGATATTTTTCTATAATGTTTAAGTTCTTCTTCTGAAGAACCGGGCCACTCCTGAAAGGCCATTTCTTGAAAACCATTAATACCTTCTCTATATTGGTTTAATGCTCTATCAAGCAATGATCTCCCTGTTGGAGTTCTAATAAACTCTTGGGTCTTCTGCCCAATTTGAGTTCGTTCAATTAAGTCGTCTACATTGGGTAGACTCGGATCATAATACTCTGACATTTATCCCTGTGCGTATGGCACTTTGTTGTATTTATCTCTTGCCATTGTTCCTGCTTTAGAAACATTATCTTTGTCTACTGGTTCTGACTGCTGTGAAATAATCTGATTTATTAAAGCATCTCTTTGCAACATAAGTTCAGCCCTGCGCGTATCTGCATCCTGCTGTTTTATAATTGCTTCGTTTTGTTTAATAGCAAGTGAGCCTGCATCTTTCTGCATACCCATCTGTTCTTTTGCTATATCAGTTTGTGCTTTTATCTGAGCCGATCTAAGAGAGGCCTGTTGTTTTAACTGTTCAATCTGCAATCTGCCTTGCATCTTAACTTGATCGTAATCAATGATAGATTGCAACTGTTGAATTTCGGCCTGTAATTGTTCAATCTCAGGATCACCAGACTGCTCTGAAATAAACCTTGCACCGTCTTTATATCCAAGTTGACCAAATATTTCTTTAGCCACTTCTTCAGTATTAATTCTATTTTCCATGCCCGGAATCTGAAACACATTTGAAATTGCGTATACTAAATTTTGAACACGGCCTACTGGATCAGTAGCGTTCATTCCTACGTTCACTTTAAGAATGACATCATGCTTAAGAAGTTCATCAACAAGTTGATCTTTACCTGCATAGTTCTCTTGTCCAGTTAACGACATAACAACTTCATCTGTTTCATAAAACTGTTCAAGACGCAAAAGTTGTTTAAGAGTTGGCTCTACCCAAGTCTCAGAAAATGTTCTCAGAACAAACTCAGTAATAATATTAGTGTTACCTTTTAACAGATTCATGCCACCAACTGTTTCGTTCATAGTGTTGGCGCTTTGAACTGTAGATGTAGAAAAGTTTCCCTGCAACTCATCAAAGTCAAAGTTAATTCTATCCTGCTCTGCATAAGCAGAACCAGTAACATCACGTGTTTCAATGACACGAACATCCTGATCTGGATCATCCATCTCAACTGCTCCACCCGGAACAGACCTAAACAATGCATCAAGATCAATGTTCCTGTCCCTACGTATATGGTAACGCTTATTCATTGCCAACTTAATGTTGTCAAATCTCTGGTTCCATATGTCGTTAGAGGCGGCTTGCAATTCCTCAGTAAGTTCTACAGTGCCTGATGGATATAAACGATGAGATTCAATGTTTAATTTACCCATAACGTATGGGCGCTCACCATCACGCAACCAAGGGTAAACTTCAAGAAGAGGTTTTGGTTTGGTTAGCATGTAATCAGTTCCGGCAGTGAAGTAACAGTAATCATCACCGTCTTTTTTTACAATGTTTTTATGTATCCAAACAATTTTAAATTCTTCTATATTTTCAAACTCATCTTCTAAAGGATCAGATCGAGGCTCTTCTCTTGTAAGGCGTATACTATCATCGTTTTCTTTTGAAGTAGAAAGCAACTGGCTGATTGTAAGTTTGTTCCAATCTCCGTCTTCCATTTTTTGCATTACATCTTGTACAAACATAGGAATTAAATGAATTACATATGGACTAGTAGAAACAGGGTCATACCAATCAGAAGCAGGGTCAATCCTAAAGTTTTCTGGTTCAACAATTTCAATAATAGGCTTGTCTGAAATAGTAACGTTTTCTTTTTCTGTAATAGTTTTGCCATCAATATCTACAACATTGTCTCCAAAAGCATCAACGCTGTAGTAGGTGTCTTCTTTTTCTTGGAACTCCCAATACTGGTGCGATACAACAGTTCCATATATCGCCGCATCCTGTATAGCCGTTACCATTGTAGAGAACCAAGGAATAGTATTTGTTAGCCTATACTGCATCATAGACTTTGCAACTGTAGCCGCTCCAATAGATACTGGATCATTTGGATTAGAAGGATATACATCCATTACGTCCTCATTAGAGAAGAACGCAGTAGCCATAGCCGCCTCAAGTTTGCGAACAGTAGATCGAGTCTTTGGTCTAAAAAGAGTAGAGCGTTTGTCATAAGCAGACGTTAAATATTTAGAGCCAGACGGATGCTTACTGTTAAAATTGGATATATTTTTTTCCCACTGATCTCTTAAATTAGAATCCATATACTCTGTTGAAGAGTCGTATGCTTCTCTGGCAATGTTTAACCAATCCTTATCTTTTAAACTTCCAGATACAGATGGTATAGCCTCACCCTCTAAAGAAGGTTGTGGATTAATAAGCGACATTAACTAAAGTCTCCGTTTAACTGATTTCTATCATCCATAACTAAATCACTGTAGCGATCTTGATTAAACTTTCCTCGGTTTTGATTGTATCTTTCAAGAATCTCACCGCCTGCTCTCATAACAGTTTTATAATCGTTGTCTATTTTGTCAGCGTGAATAACAAATCCCCAGTTTCCAGACAATCTCATAGACTTTACAGTAACTACTCCATCCATAACATGAACGCCCCAAAGCCAACCGGGATACTTTTTATCCAAAGTTTCCGCAACATTTTTCGCTAACAGATGATCAGTTAAATCGTAAATCTCAGACTTTTCAATATCCATTATTTTTTCCTTGGCTTGTAAAAAGTTCTTTTGCCATCATTAAACACATAAGTGGCAACAGGCCTAGTGTATATAGCAGGGTCTTTGCTTTCAACCAAAGCAATCCAAGATATTTTTTTTTCTCTTTTTATATTATCCATACTGTTGGTTTCCAAGTTGGGTCTTTATGTACAACTGTTGATCCGTATCCTTCTATAACAAATATACCTGTTTCTGGATCATATGAATAAGTCTGCCCTACAGTTGGGGCCATTCCATAACTAGACCAAGTGCCAGAAACTGCCGCCCAAGTAGCAGACATATCGCTCCACTTTGGAACATTAAATGTAAGCGTTGAGTATGGAACAGTTCTAAAAACTCCTTTAGCAAAGATTGGAACTTGACCAGTTACAGTTAAAGTTCCTACTCCGGGCGATGGAGCAAAAGTCAAATCTACACTAGGGGTTAATCCATTAAATACTAAGGTAGCATGAGCAGGGTAAGTAATATTTCCCTGATGCGCTATAGGCAATTTACCAGATAAAGCGAGTGTTGCATTAGCAGGATTAGCAAATCTATCATCCCAAGCATAAGGGATTGTATTCCAATTATAAGTATTTCCTGCCCACGTAGACATTAGACATACCTAACGTGATACGGATCAGCCTCTGCATCAGGAGCCGTAGGCCATCCCCAATAGGTTTTATCTACGGTACGATTTACAATTTGAGTCTCGGGGCCGATAGTCTCAACACCCAACTCGTCGTAGGTGGACACCTTTCGTTCTTCCTGCACCTCATGGTTCTGAAAGTTCTTGACTGCCTGCACAGATGCAAAGGCTTCAACACCGTTCTCAAGACTGTTACCGTGAGCGCGAACCTCGTTACGGTAGGTTGTCCATGCTTCTTCCATGGCAGTGCCGCCGTCTGCCGCTCTGATAACCATCCAATCAGAAGAAGAAAGCAACGAGCCAACGTGTGCGTTGATCTTCTCAATCACCTGAGACTTCAGAGATTCAACATCCTTCTCTGTGGTCGCGTAGGAGATTACCCACTCGCCGTCAGTAAAGGTGTAAGACTCCGCACCAGTGTTGTAGTAACGACTGTCAGGTACGTCTACACGCGCAGGAGCGATGCCTATATCAAGCAGTTCTGCTTTTGACCATGCTCTGAAGATGTTGGATGGATGCTGGATGCCGTCAACCGTTAAGGCGCGAGGCGTTTTAATTGTTCCAAATGTTTCGCTATACCACATAATTACCTCGCATTAGATGTTTTGAATGGTGATTCGGCAAAGGCTATATAAATATACGTTAAAGCATCATTTATATAAGCAGAACTCTCTCTCATTTTAATTCCATTAGAAAGAAAATCTAAGTTCCTTGAAGTTCCTTCAGAACTGTCACTATCGGGTTTTAAGTCTGTCGTAACCTCGTTATATGGATTGCGTTTATTATCAAACATTACCCAAGACCTAGACGCATCTAGTTCTTTAATTATAACCATCGCGGGTTTAAATCCCGTATAGATGAATGCCCCGTCAGCGTCGTTATTACCTTCGTAACTGCCTACCTTGCTGAACCCCGGCACTGAATGGAAGCAGTAGGCGATCATTGCGCTTGCCGAGTTGGTGTTGCCACTGTCTCCTACGGTAAAAGTAGATGCGCCGGGTGCGGCTCCCCAATAAGCAGCAGAAGTAGCCACGCTATCAGGATCATTTAAAAGCAAATATTGGTTTGCTGTGCCAGTTATATTAGTTGTATTAGTTGGCCAACCCCTTACACCGGCTCTATCCTTAACAATAATTAATTCTGGAGCCTGACTTAATCCGTGACCGATTGTGTTAGACGTTAAATTTCCTGTCCAACTGACTATCGAAAATCCAGCGGTAGTATTCGCACTTACTGAACTGGTGATAGAGCCGTCACTGTTAGAGGATGCTGTGCCTCCTCCTTTCCATGCCCACCCGGCATAGGTTGGGCCGCTTTTGTTTACAGTCCAACTGCTATCGTCTGCTCCCATTGTCCAACCGTCGGAATCAAACGATGTAATGGAGTCGGCATCAGTAGTTTCTGCATCAGTATTGTTTGAGAATAATGACTCACCTGCTCCACGAACTGAGTCTTGCAAGTTGTGAAGATAAGAGTTATCTCTTGATTTGATCCATGTGAAATCTGGAGCAAACGCAAGGGACGAAATAGATTTTGTCGCTCCTGTTCCAGTGTAGAGGGTGGTGTCAAAATGATCTGTAGGTAAAGCAATAGCAGGGTCATCAAGATTAGAACTGTTTAACGCTTTGTATCCTGTAGGTGGCGTGTAATAGAAGTCAGATCCCGCCGCGCCTGATGTTTTTGCGCCGGCGAATGAGGAGTCTTGACCGAAATTTAGAACTCCTGAGTCTGTAGTTCCCCAATTAACATCGCTCCAAAACGGAGTAACAAAACTACTCATGTCACTACCGCTTAACAAGTCACTAAACTGAGCATTACTTCCTGCGGCGGGATCGCCAGAAGATATAAAGGTTCCATTTTTAGAAAACCACATCTTTCCGTTATCCATGTCAACAGCGCATCCAACAATATCTCCAGTTGTCCATGTTGTTCCAGATGCTGATGATCCTGTGCCATATAAGTCACCGCCATCAAGCCAAACTCTATTTCCTACATTAGTTGTGGCAAAATTTTGGTTATAATCTGTTTTGGCAATTCCAATTGCAGGATAATTTGCTGATGCCGCGTAATATTCAAAGTACCATTTACCACTAGCAACGCCAATAGTTCCTAGTGTTGCACCGTTATACCCTGATGAAGATGTATCTGGAGAAGATACACTTAGATTTCCTTCTGATAACTTACCTCTTGCTGATGGCGCTTGGGGAGGAACCCATAAAGGACTCAAAGTACAGTAGTTATTCGTCGGGCTATCAAGTACCTGATCTGTAGCAACCAGATTAGTTGCAGAGAAATCGTTTTCATTCCCAGAACTATCCGCGCCTAGTCCACCATCAAAGTCTGAGTGGATCAGGAGTTTAGTGTTTGAATCTGCGACAAATGCTGTGGTAGATGGTGTAAAGGCTCCTGTATATCTGGCGCTGTTGGAGATTCTTATTTCGTCCATGTAGCCAGTAAGATAAGAGCCACTCGCCCCATTTTGACCAATAGATAATGGGCCAGAAATATCATCTGTATCAGTATCTGTGATCGTATTAGAAAGAGCAGTACCATCAAGATACAGTGTGTAGGTATTTGAATTTTTAACTAGGGCAACATGATGCCAATTTGTATCTGTAATTTCACCTGACCCACCAGAGGCATAACCACTAGAAATAACCCAACTGCCTCCGCTCTTTAGTCCAAATTCAAGGCCATTATTAGACCCTGCTCCGTTGTGACTAATTTCCCATTTATTAGAACTATCCTCATACTGTCCGAATAAATGCTCTGCTTGGGAGTGGTTGTCAAGTTTTACCCACGTTTCCGTAGTCCAATCTCCTGAGCCAAATATGTTCCAGTCTGTTGAATCAGCAACGCTAAGATAATCACCAGTGCCATCAAACTTAATGGATGAAGTGCCTATCTTTTCTTGAGCGCGGGAGTTGGCTACGTCACCGTTAGCGGTTATGGTGTGCGATGAAGAACTGCTATCAGTAAAACTATTCGCTAGTTCCGTGGCTGAGTAAGATTGGTAGAACCCGTTTGTTCCGTAACTTCCTGTGTACTCAAGAGGAAGCCATTGGTTAGTGGCTGAATTTGATTCTGCGAAACTCGCTGGGGTGAGGGCTTGGCCGTCGATCCAATGAACTTCTGCTAGGTAGCCGTCAAACGGCAGGCTTGATGAAAAAGCGCGCTCACCAATTCTGTGGACTACGGTATTGTTTGCCGCGTACTCACCATCCTGCGCGGCACTATTAGTCGATGTACCAAAGGCGGTGACTTGTTCACCATTTAAATAAACTTTAAAAAGAGGTGATGCTGGTGTTGTGTCGCCTGAAACTACAATATGATACCAAGCAGATGGATCACGAAGCACCTGTGTTGTAACATACTCTACGGTAGTTGTATTACCGTGAATTACGGTAAAAGATATTTTATCCGTGTGTATTGCTAGAGTGACTTGATCTGCACTTGCGGCTCCAAAAGCAAATATGTTTTGAATTGAGCCTAAATTCCCACGCTTTACCCAACTGCTCCAAGTCCAAGTTTTGCGATTGCCTGCACTGCTTGGAGTCCTACTCAGATAAGCAGGGCCACCATCCTCAAACCGCAACGACTGGTCGATCTCATAAGGAGGCTGATTCTTTCTGTAGCCCGCCCCCGTTATAGCATTGTTGCCAGTTAATCCTGTCATGAATAATTAAGAGTTGCTACCGCTTGGATGTTGGTACTATCTAATACAACATAGTCAATACGATCTACTCCTGCCGCCGTAGTGGTCAGGGTTGGTGCAGTGCCTCCTATAAAATCCCAGTAAGAACCCCAACTTCCAGTTCTCGATCCAGTCCCATCTTGAGTAATAAAGATAGAACCTGTTTGTCCTGCTGTAATACTAGTAGGATTCTGGAACGTAGCGTTGTGTCCTAGAGTAACTTTAAAGTTATTACTATTAGATAAGTTAATGGTAATGCTTGCCGCTGAAGTTAGTGTAGTTATATTTCCAGATGTTGCGCTTACTGCTATAGTAGCGCCACTGGTACGAGGCTCCATTGCATTTACTTTTAATGTACTCATGTTATTGCCTCAATCTCTGCATCAGTAAGGCCCAACGCTTTTAGTTTTGCGTTACCAGATGCTTTGTCTGCGGCTTTTTGTACAACTTCCGCTTCTTGCTCTACTTGTAGCCTTGCGATTTCTGCGTCGATTTCTGCTTGTGTAGGTTGCGTAATGTCAGGACTGCTCCAGACAATCTCGTCATCAATGATGGCGTAACTTGCGCCGGGGGTAAGAGAGCGTATTGCGTCAACAGTAGTAATCATGCTCCTATCTCCCATGCGCGAATAAATCGGTAAGAATCACTTTCGGTAAAATATGCGACGTTATTCCCTGCTGTATAAACGTATAACTGATAATTACAGGCACTCGTAGTTGATGGGGAATCCGTGTAACTTGATCCCCAAGGCATCCGATGACTTGCCTGTGTGTTTATATTAATGAGCGATTCAGTATTGATAGAAGAATAACTGCCGCTTGCAATCTGCCTATAAAGTTTCGCTAATCCGGCATAGGAATTGGCTTGAGTGCCGCCAGCGGACGATCCGAATTGGATCAAGATTTTGGAACTCGTTGCTGACGGAGTGATGCTCACCAAGAATGTTGATCCGGCAGATGCGGGAGTTGTGTTGTTATCGACCGAAATTGCTCCAGAGTACCCCTCTGTTGTGACGTACTGAAGCACCTTCCCCGCTGACAGACCTGTTACGGTTGCGCCAGTAACGTCTAGCGTTCCATTCACATCTAGTGTCGCGCCAGATGGAGAAGAAAACGTATCGCCAGAGTCTCCTAGCGTAAATGCAGTCCCTGTAGCAGGGCTGATCTTGTTGGCTTTAATTTCGCTACTCATGGTTTAGTCGGCCAAGTAACCGCCTCCACTTCTTCTACAGTTGTTAAGCCGTTAGTAATATCTCGCAAAGCCTTACGATAATCTTGCATTGCGTCTGACATGGTTACGTCTTGCAGTGCGTACCAGTCTGTCTGAGCAAGCCTTCTGTCCCTATCGGAGCGGAGATTAGCAATAGAGCGATCAAACGCACCCGCGTCCCATGCCGCTTCTTCCGCTTCGCGTTGTTCTACTTCAGCGTCGGTAAGTTCTACGCGCTGACCGTTTACTATTTTATGCATTAACCTACTCCGTAAAGATATATATTGCCGTCAAAGTTGCCAGACGATTGCTTAAAAGATATTTCATCAATGGCAGAGGTCGTGTTTATATACCCCGCGACAAACGTATTGTTTGACCCAGATGAATGTCTATAGGTATTAAATTTTGAATAAAAATGTTTAACTTTAGACGTTGAACTTGGGGAAAAAAGATGAAGTTCTCCCGCGCAACATTCATCAGCACCATTACCGACACTTTCCGTTAGGTATTGATAACCTGTTCCTTGCGCTTGATCTGCCCAAGCCCCATAAGAGACCGCACCACTTGCACCAGATTCAAGATGATTAGCGTCAAACCATGTAGTAGTCATGGTTTCGTTGAATCCAGACCCACCAGACGCATTTACTTGAAACGTAAAATATTTATCATCCGTAGCCGGATTTATATCCACAAAATAAAAAACATACTCGTCATAGGTAGAGTCGATCCCGCTAGTGAACTCCACGCTTGACGCGCCTGATGCCGTGGCTGATGAGATGAGTGTTAATTTTCCGCTCATGATGCCACCAGTCCGTATTGTTTTATTACGCCGTCAAAGTTGCCGCTTGACATCAACATTTTGCATTTATCTAATGCGCTAGTTGTATTGAAATATCCCGCAACATAATTGTTAATTGAATAACCTCCATACTCAAATTGATTAGAGGTTGAATAAAAATGTTTTACATAAGTTGTGCTTGTCGGATTGAACAGCAATAACTCTCCCGCCGCGCACTCATCTGCGCCGTTACCGATACCTCCACAAAGAATTTGGTTGCTTGTTGATTGCGCTAAGTCATAAGATGCAACATATTCCAAACCGGCAGATGAATCATTTTCTAAATGTTTTGCCCAAAAAAATGTTGTTGTTTTTGTTGTGCCGTAAGAACTTGAAACAGAGCAATCAAAAACGAGATTTGCACCATTTGTCGCCGGATTCACATCAATAAACACAAACTTAAATATCTTGTAGCCAGTCAGGTCAGTAAACTCGACATTTGCCGCGCCAGATGCTGTGGAGGTATTGAGTAGTTTCCAGTCATCACTCATTACTTAATCCCCCACATCTTGATCGTGCCTTCATCAATATTGCCGGTGTCCATCAAGAACTTAACTGATGAAAGCGCAGAAGTTGTATTGAAATAACCACCCAAATAGCCATCAAACGCCGCATTAGAATCTTGCTGTAATGATGTTCTTGAATAATAATGCTTAACGTAAGTTGTGCTTTTAGGATTGAAAAGTGTTAAACATCCATTTGCACATTCGTCGCTGTTTCCCATTCCAACATCAAAGCCGATAGTAATATTTGAAGTGCTTTGCGCTAAGTCTCTGCCTGTCGTATATCCTAAAAGTGCGGTTGAATCTTCTTGCGTGTGGTAAGCACGAAAATATGTATTGGTTGTAGTCACTCCATAACTTGAGCCGTCTGTACTTGCTTGAAACATAAAAGCAGCAGTAGTGCTTGGGTGAATACCAACAAATTGAAAATTTACCTGTTTATAAGCAGTCGGCAACGTGAACTCAATGGATGCGCTACTGCTTGCTGTCGCAGTGGACAACAATACGGCTGATCCGCTATCGACTCCCGCTACGCCATAGAGGGCTACTTTGTTTGCACCTAATGGCATCTACTTCATATCCGCGCCAGCGAGGAATCCGTACCAGATCGTGCCGCCGTCAACAGTGGTAAACGTAAGCACATCAATTCCTGCTGTAGTAAGAGTTGGCGCAGTACCTCCAGCCCAATCTACTGCTCCGGGCCAGTTCACAGTCTGTGACCCACCGTTAGTAAGGATCAGAGTAAACGATCCACACTTGCCAGAGGCGGGTGGATTAGTAAATGTGAAGGTATTGGCTGAAGTATTGACAGTTGCGGTGACTACATTTCCACTAGCAAGGTTAATAGCCTGTGATCCTCCACCTGTAGCACCAATGACATTTACTTCTTCACCATATGCTTCAATAACGGTTTGATTGCCAGATTCCGGCGAAAGAGTATTTACATTTATGGTACTCATACAACCACCAATGTACCAGTTACAGTGACGGTTCCTGTCAGAGTAACTGGCCCCGCAAGCACGGCTGATTCAATGGTGTGATCTCCATCAACAGTAGCCTGATGAATAAAGAACCCATCCTTTGCGGCTTCTTGTCCTATGTACTGGTTTCCATTAACTACTTCAGCCATGATTCCTCCTACGTAGAAATGCTATCTACATACGAAACCCATACATCGAGAGATGAGCCTGTATTTGATTTAATTTTAAGAACATCCGTAGTCTGTATAACAATCTTTGCACCACCCTGAATAAGTTCTACTGAAGAACTTGGGGGAATAGTCAAATTTTTACAGATATGATAGTCTGTTCCTGACCCCGTTTTGTCAATGTAGCAATCGCATGTAACAGCGGCAGTCAAAATATTAGTTACACGAATTCCGATGAGAGCATCGTCAGAATTGCTTGTCACTAAATCTGTTTCGGATGTACCCACTGCTGACGCACATGCTCGTTCAAAATCCTGTGCCATTATAATCCCCTATAAAGCAATAGCCATAGCAACTGCAAAACCGGGACTTGCCGCAGTAACGGTTCCCCAAGAAGTGTCTGTGCCATCGTTGGTTAAATATTTACCCGATTGCCCTGAAACGTTAGGAACAATTGCGGTAGTTGATGAAGAAGGAAAACTATTTTTTAAAACTGTTTTCAACATCCTAAGATGATCATCACCTTCACTTACAGGGTCTGTCGCTGTTGGATTTGAACTGTTTAATTGCGTTACCCATGTTGCTGTTTCTAGTGACATTTACTTCTCCTAAGTAAGTTCAAAGATACCGTTAGAACTTGGTGTAACGGTAAGTGTATTATTTTGGGTTAGATTAAACTGAGAAGTAGTAAGCCTAGACCAACAGACTAACTTTCCTCCTGCTTGATATATAACAGCGTACTTAACGTTGTTAACATCGCCGCCAGTAGCAGTCCATACGCAAGCAGTAGAATCAAACCTATACTTGTTAGTAGCGGCAGATGCCCAAGTACGAGCAGTAACAGACTTGCCGCCTGTAGCGTAACCATTTCCATTAGCCACTTCATTCGCAAGAGAGGCTTGTGTGGATAATGCTACGTTATTAACATTAGCACTAGCCGCGCTTGTATGAAGAGCCATGTAAAACCCTGTTCCAGTACCGTCTAGGTCAAACTGTGCGTTGCCCAGATACTCTCTGAAACTATTGTAAAAACTCCATGCTGTAGCCGCCATTTAAGCCGCCTCCTTTAACGATTCTGGATTCTTAATAATGTGTGATATAAGTCCATCACCATGAACTATAAGATCATAGTTTGATCCAGTAGCACCTATTAACTGAACAAACTCTTTTGCTTGATGATAATGGGCTACAGTGCATCTAAATTGCTTCCCACCTACTACTAAATCTATCTCCTGTTCTTTGTCATTTTCAGGTTGATCATATGCGTGATGATGTTCCATAATGCAACTATCAAATCCAAAAATTTCAAATTTATGAAAACCTAATATTCTAAGTAAATGTAACGCCCTAAGAGTAACAGTAGAGCCGCCCATAATAGGAAAAAAATCTACGTATTCTTTTCCATATTGGTCACGAAGAATATCAATATTTTCTTCTTGTGTATCGCAATGCCATATCCAAACTTCTTTACCATTTAGTTTGTCAAAAACTTTTGGATGACATTGAGATGATACAAGGTATTTGCATCCGTCAATAACTGGATCAGCAAATCTGTGATTAAACTCTCTGCTATCTAACATTATAAATGCAGAAGGATTAATGCCTCTTTCTATACAGTACTTATAAGTTCCGTTAACTGTAACTATTGGAACTCCGTCTTTCTTTCTTTTCTCTACAATGTTAAATGTATCTTTTAAAGACGGTCCACCAGTTATTAAACAAATTTCTTTTTCCCACTGAGTTTCATGCGGAGTTACTTGGTTTAATCCTAAAGAGATATTATGTTTAATGTTGTTTCTTATTTCTTCTTGGTCTGCATTTACAGAAACAAATATATCTGGAACAGGTGTGAGTATTTGTACTTCAGGTGGATGCCCTTTAAATCCACTCAAGAGCCAAACTCCAATCTAAGTTCAAGACCATTAGCCGCGCTACCTGAACCAATCTGATCAATATCAAATCTAATAACATTTCCATCGTTTACAGTATTAGTAGACGTATTAATAACAGCAGATGTAGCCGCAGTGCTTGAATCATTCTCCCCCGCATCAATGGTAAGCAATGTGCTTAACATATCCTGACCTTTGCTTTCATTGTGAATCTGAATATTAGTTGTTGAACCTGTTGCGGTAGTATAAACATGTCCACCAACAGATTTAAGTTTTAAATTTTCAAAGTTTGCAGGAAGAACAATTCTAGTAATGCCATCTCCAACATAAGTAGGAAGAGTGTCTGCAATGACTTTAATTACTAATGCTCTGTTAAAAAAAGTTGTATCATTAGCAAGAATCTTTTTATTCTGGCTAGTGCTTGCATCGTATATAGCAATGTAGTCGGCAGTAGCATCCATAGTGCCAGTAATATTAAGGTTATCAATAACCTCTAACTTATCGTTGTTAAGATTAGTTAAGTTGCTGTCCATCTCTGCAAACGACAATGGACTGCCTTTTGTTTCTCTTAATGTAATTGTTGCCATTAAAATTCAATCCTGTATGTAGCCTGTATTCTATCCTCAGTATATCGCAAGTCGTATCTGTCAGACTGTAACCCTAGTTCATATCCGTTATCACTTATGTGGAACCTTACCGTTGGTTCTCGGTTTAACATCACGAAGAGGGTTGCAACTGCGATGCCAGACACGACTAGTTCCTTTTCGTATTCCTGATACCACTCTTTCTTTTTCTTTCTCCGCTCTAGGGTCTGGCAAGATGAGCCTCCCCTTCCGTTTCCTGTTCCAACAACTCCCGCATACGAACAAGCAATGTCGCCAAGTCGTTTTGCCTCTGGACTCGTTCCGTTAAGGTGGTACTCAGATACGACAACTGGTTTTCCAAAGGAAAGAGCGTTTTCAATTTGTCGTCTGAACTGTTGTTCACTAATAGAAAATCCTGTTTGAAGGTAAATTATATCTGCGTCTACAATATACTCAGCCTGTACCCCCGGAGTTAGGTGCACCCCTATAGGCTTGTCTGTTTTCTTTCTGAGTTCCCTTATTAGAGTAGAAATCTCAGCAGGGCTATAATACTCATCGCACTCAAGACAAACAACGTAATGGCTAACAAGGTCATCCACCTCAGAAACAACCTTACTTTGATACTCAATCTGGTTGTTTAATCCTCTTGCATATAGTTCCGGGCTGTCATCGCTTATGAGCCATATAACGGGTTTTTTCCCTAGCCCTTGTAGCCTTGACCTCCAATTACTTCCAACTCCATCTACAATTCCCCAGACCTTATCTGTATTTCTGGCTAGAATGTCTGCATGGGTGTCGTTAGATATGGCCCCTCTTACATCCGCTCTCCAAGCATCTGATCTGTCGTTAGATAGATAAGATAATGTAGATAATCTTTCTGTGTCTATAAGAAACGTAGATTTAAAATCAGCACTTGATACTGCGGTATACAATATTAAAAGAACAACAAAGACATAAAGCACGACAACGCTTAATGACTTTAAGCAATCTTTTATGTAACCTCTCATCGCATAAGCGGGTTCGGATGTTTAGGCTCCCTACCTTTCATTTTTACAGGTCCGGGCAAAAACCATCCTAATACCATGGGAATTATAACTATAAGAATTAATAACCAACCGCCCATTTCGGCCATTGATCCAAGTAAACTCCAGAAGTTATCGGGGGCGCAGGAACCGTTAGCCATAGTAGTGCGGGATGAACCCATCCCCGCTGTCGCCACATCTGTTACAAAGGCAGTTGTCATGGCTCCCGCTATCGGTGCAATCGCACCCCCACTGAATACAGTCCCCGCAGTCGCACCTACCGCCGCTCCGGTCGCTACTATCCCCGCTTTCTTTATTGTCCCGCATCCTACAAGGAAGAGACATCCGGCGATGGTGATCCCCAGATTGCGGCAACGGCTACGATAACTACTACCGCTACTACTATTCCCCATTTTACTTTCGGGTTTAACTCTTTGAATTTTTCCCACATATACATCTCCTATTGTTTAAGTGATTCATTCAATAATTCTTGCAATAACCTTCTTGCCTTCCCAATCTATTCTGGTTTCTACTGTACGCCTTTCACACGCATACCTACCGCCTTCGCTATCGTGCCATCCTTGCCTCTTTAATGTTCTCTTCATAGCAAGGCATCCCGGTAGCCCCATCTCCACCCATTCTTTTTTAACTGGGTCTTCC